GATGGGCCAGTGCTGCACCCTAAACCTGCACCTTCTTCGCCCTCTATCCCTCGGCCTGCTCTTCTTTTTTGAGCGGCTTTATCATGAGCCCCAGGGGGAGTTGGTTTTAATCCCGGAGGGGTTTGGGGTGACCCACTACCTGGAGCTTGTCCAAGTCCCTGACCCTCCTCGTCTATAGAAGGTATTTCCATCTGTTCTGCCATTTTTTGTGACTGTAGCGGATCGGGAGGAGTACCGTCGGTAGGGATTCCGTTAGAATCTAATAAGGTATCCCAATCGGTTGCGTAAGCTGTGAAACTTTTTACTTTTTTTCTAGAGTGTGGATAAGAATTAGTCGCTTTTCCGTCTTGTTTTTCTGAATGATCGACAGCATCGTCAGAATCCTGCGGATTGTCCGTCAAACTAGAAGGTAAAGCTTCTTTAGAGAATGTAGCCCAACATAAGTTATACGCTACAGCTTTACTTTTACGTTTATTACTATTTCTTCTTCTTCTCCAGGACAATATATTATCCCGCCACTCTTAAACGAGAAACATAAGCTAGTTCCGCCTCTACTGTAATAGTAGGATCCCCACTTGCTTCCCAGTTGTTGTTATTTTTCGAAGTAAACCAGCATCCACTATACTGCCAAAGTTTATTCAATTCTGTTCCCCTGAACAGATATTCTTGTGTTACCCAAGGTCTAGTTTGGTCCATTAAATCGTCAAACAGGGCACCAAAGCCTAGAGTCAACTCTAGCTCCTGATTCCATACTTCAACCCTGGTAAAGGAGATGGTATAGCCAGTAGCTTGTCCAGGCACGTAATCGATAGGACGGCCCCAAGTTACGTGCGACAGTTCTCTGATATGATTACCTTCACGAGTGTAAGCATTTGGTTGCCATGACTGTATTCGACCTACAATATTTCCATCAACGACTATAGACAAACCATGGTAGGTTTTAGTCGTAGGGGCACCAGCAGCTCCTTGTTCAAGGGGCTGAACGGTTACGTCGAATGCATTAGTAGCAAACAGGTTTTGTTACTCGTCAAAAAGACGGGATTGGTCATCTCTGCCAACCTCCACAGGTTTCACTGTGGCTCAGACTATATCATCATCCTTACGGATGTCCGGCGCTTCTCTGGAAGATTACTCTAACAGAGTGACCATTACTGCCATGGCTTTAAGCTTTAGGCTCTGGTCTAGTCGTTACACGTTCCAAGAAGTTTCCCTCTTGGCTTCGCTCGGGATTGCCCACAGCTTTATCTGTTTGGGGTTTCCCCGAATTCACCGAATTTGCAACAAGGATTTCTCCCTGAAGGCCCCTATTGAGGCGATGGATTAGGCATTTTTTGATAATCCTCCATAGCACGGTAAAGTGCTGTTTAGTACGTTACTAACGGTAGAGGCCGATTTAGGCCCCAAAAGAATTTCTTATATCGCGAGCAAGTACAAATTCTCCCCGATTTTCAAGTTCAACAGCCGTAGCTTCTACCTGCGCTAACATGTCACTTTTGGGTTCCGGACCGCGCTCTGTCGGATTATCTAGAAATGGGTCTCTTTTTGTCTGGTAATCCGCTTCGGGAACTCTTTCACCAAACTCCCCTACTTTGAAGTCTTCTTCTCCGTTTACCCCGAAACCAAAGAAATTTTCAAGTAACTTTTTACCTTCTGGAGATAATTGTACTTGTTTGGCTAAAACTTCGTATATTTGAGCAGCCAGGGCATGTTTCCCAACTTCTTCTTTATCCAAATGCGCAGCAATTCTGCACAGTGTTACTAATTTGGATCCGTTCATTACTTAGCTCCTAGATAATTCTTTGGGTTAGTTAGCCCCAAAATCGTTTGTATTTACTGTAAAGAGGCCGAAAACTCTCTTTATAGGCAGTCGTAAGAAAAATGCGTAGAACATGTGGTAAAGAGTAGGATCTGCTGTATCTCTGAAGACTACAACATCAGCCTGTGGGTCAAATTTCCGCACATTTTGATTATCGTCCTCATACTGCCCGATAATTCCCCTACCTAATAGTCCCAGAAGAATACCACTAAGGGCCGCTCGAATAATTCCAACTCCAGCTTCAGCACTCGGAACGACTAGAGATATTACTGCGTTTTCCATCTCTCTTCTGACAACTTTAGTAACAAATTGCTTCTGAGTCATCGCTGAGATTAGATAGAAATCTATTGCAAAAGTGTCTACAGTTGTATCTTCCTCGATTCTTACTATGCCATTTCCAAGGTCTGTAAAGAAAACTAGAGCAGAGTCACCAAGGAGAGCATTTTCTTTCGGTGTGTAAGTCTGTACCGATTGGAAACCAGAAAGGTTTTTCTTCAAGACAGTATTTGCTGGGTCAGCAAAGCTTGCCGTTAGGGAAGCCAAAGCTGCTGCAACGAAAGAACCGTCTACCGTTACTCTTACTGTTTCCCCACCTTGCAAGACTACGTTTACATCTGCAAAGGTAGGAGCTACAAGAATTCTTGTACCGTGAGAGGGCGACTGTCCAAACACTCTCAGAGTTTTATCTGCTATAAATCTCAAAGTGTCTGGAGTTCTTCTATCCCCTATAGGAGTGCCTATAGGAGCACCGAACCAATCTAGGGACTCTCTTCTAGCAAAGGGGTCGTTAGCTCTTTCGTTGACTGCAAGCTGATCCCCCCAAGCGTCTTGTCTAGAAAGGACAATACGATCGGTAATGTTATCAACATCTTCCGTAGATAACAGAGCCGTTTTGAAATCAGTCTGCTGGAAAACACCGTCTTCGTCGGCATCTCTAACTTGTATGTAGTAGGCCCCAAATACATTATTATCGAAAGCTAATTCGTTTGCTATGTGTAGATGGTTATCTACGCTTGCAGGACCCAGAAGGGTTCTACCAGAGTCCCTGTCAAGTACAAGGATAGGTGTGTTGTATAGATCTTCTCCACGCAGGAAGTTTCCAGTAAAGAAATATAGCTGACCTGGGTCCGGCTCATCTCCCCTAGTTTCGAAAGAAACTGTAAATGTTTCCGTAGGGGGAACCGGAAAAGCTATGAAAGATGTCCCCGGTATTTCTAAAGAAGAAACAGCATTTTGTCCTGAAGTGGTTTCTACCAAGACAGAAGCCGGTTCGAATAACTCTGACAAGATTACATAAGATTGACCAGGAGTACCAGTTACTGTACCGTTAACATCTATAATTATGTCATCAACTTCAAATTCTTGCTCTCTTTGCTGTACTAGAGACCAGTCTATTTTATTTTCGTCTATAGCAGAGAAATTAAATATGTCTCCTCCAGTGTGTCTATTACCAACTGCCCCGTCTCCGCGAGTCATGTTTCTAAAGGCCATTCTAACATTATCTGGGAACAAGAAATGACCTGTTTGGGTATCCGGAGTTAACGGATCAAAGTAATTTTGCTGCCTTACTAGATAGGTGCCAAAACCTCCTTCTGGTGTGTCAGTTCTAAATTCACCTTCTACTACTCCGACAACATTATTGCCCGTAAGCGGACCGGAACCATTAGGATTCTCCGCAGGAGCTACAATGTTTAGAGCAGACCCGTGTGTAAGAGTGTACGCTCTATTGTCTTTACCGGAGTAAAGTAAACGAGGTGCTTTGGCTATGAAAGCAAATTCGTCACCTACCACAAAATTAGACCCGCCAAAATCGATGTCTATACTAATCCCAAAAGCTAAGGTTTCCGTCAAAGTTGCTGGAGTAGCTTCGTCCGCTGTAAAAGAGGCACTTGGTCCAAGCTCTAGGAAGGTAGACCAAGCAAATGTAACTTGTCTATTGGGTGCGGATCCAGAAACTCCAATGACGCGGAAAGAGAAACCTGTGTTAAAATCTCTGTTAAACGTAGAATTTGAAGATATAGATATAGATCCCGATCCTGTATTATCGTCACCTACAACAATTCCAGTCACTTCTGGAAATTGATTTGTATTGTTATAGCGTGCGTCTTCCTCTACTAACCCAGGACCAAATCCATGGAACGTAAATACGTCACCTACTACGAAATTGTCTGGAGATCCTGCCGCTGGCCAAGCAAAATCAAGCTCTATACCCAGCTCTATCTCGACGTTAAACGGGGATACCGCCCCGACTGGGGGCGAAGGATGTCCGGCCTCATGCACTGTAATAGTAGGTCGCTGCTCAACAGGGTTTAGCGGTCTTGGAGGAAGTGCTCCATTACCGCCGCTCACAGGTGAACTAGTAAAGGCAAGCGTAACCACTCTGTCCCCCGCCCCTAAAGAACCAGTGGCAGAAGTTACTTCAAACTCGTAGTAACGATTGTAATTATGATTAAACTGAGATGTTGTGCTTTGAGTTATAACTCCAGCACCGGAGCCAGAAACTTGCACAGGGGCTTCTAAAACAGAATCATTATTTGGGTTCTGAGAATCCGCCACTACGTCGGTTAGATCAGTTACGATGAAGAAGTCCAAGTTTTCTCTGAATTGAGGAGCGTCTTCGGATAGACCTACGTCTACAACTTCTCGAAGTTCTTCTACAGGAATTACATCTTGCGGAGTTCTTTCGATAGACTGATAGTCTAGCTCATAAGAAGCAGTAGGGTCAAAATTTTCAGAAGAGATAGTAACTTGGTCGAAGACTCCAGAACCTGGAATACTTTCGCTAAAGAACCAGAAGTCGGATCTAACTATAGTCCCATCTTGCTTTCTTAGCTGAATACCTGGAGCATTTTGGTCCTGATCGGCGTTGAAATCTAATTGTGCCCTATGTGGAGCAGTAGGGGTAAAAGATAGACTTTCTTCAAATATAAATGATCGTCTAATCGCAATATTTTTACCTTCTGCTAACCTGTTACCTACCCCTATAAAAGCAGGAAGACGAGCGTCTGCTGTAAGGTTTGTAGGTGTGGGAAGAATAAGCTGCCCGATGTATACCCCAGGAGGTACGTATCTTGTATTTACTAATCGAAAACTTGGGTTAGCCATATTTACGCAATCCCTTTACTAGAAACTCTGTTTATTAAGTCAACGCTCGGTCGCAAGCATACTCGCAATCACTACATAAAAGATATATAATAGCTAAAATCTTATTCATAAAAATTTTATAAAACCACCTTTACAGCTTTTTTTGCAATTACTTCTGGAGCCAAAGCAGCCCCGGAAGTTTGTCTATGTCTTCTATCAAAAACCTGAATTTCGAAAGAACCGAGTCTTTTTGCAGTTACAAATAATGTTTCTGGGTCAAAAACTGCAATTTTAGCGTCAGACAAAACAACCCTTTGTCCATTTTGTATATTTCTAACTCTAATTTGTTTAGTTTCATTTAATTTAATTTCTTCCGGAAATTCGATTTCCGGGGAAATTGTTCCCCCGGGGCCACCTAAATTTGGATTATTTGTAATTTGTCCCACAGGAAACGCTATTTCTGCTAATTCTTGTTGAAGAATTATTCTATCCTCGAATTGTACTAACATATCTATAGTCATAGCCCATACTGAATCTTTCGGGTCGTCATTGATGGCACTATTTGTAGTGGGAGACGGAGAGAACGTTAAAGGTAATCTAACTTCCCAAGTATCTCCTTTATCGTCTCTACCTGTAATTCTCTGACCTCCGCTAAAGTTCCTCAAGGGACCAAAGATTAAAGTTAAAAAAGACCCTAAAGCATCCGCTGATTCCTGGTCTGCCGCAGCACATACAATAGTTATAGGGATATTATAAGTCAGGGGAAATTGCCCCTGCCAAAGTTTCGGATTTCCAAATTCATCGCGGGCTCCAAAATTAGTTGCATGGTCCATGACATTTAAGCCTGGGTCTACGTATTCCATGCCGGAATCTACGATTAATATTGCAGGCAGTCTTTCTCGTATGTCGTTATAATAACGAGCTAACTGAGTCGGTCGTAAGGTAGGATCTGTAGTTAAGGTTTCCGTGTCTGTTATAAAAAGTTTAGACAGAGAACCCACAGCCTCGGTAACAGACCGCTTTACCCCATCTGTATTCATGAACTGCTGTATATAGTACTGTATGGCCTGTTTTGTAACAGATTTTATTCTATCATGACTGGCCCTAGAAACAGCTTCCTGTACAGACTGAGGAGCTGCTCTAAATATATATCCTGGATTTGGATTATTCTCGGACACGCATGTTCCTTCCAGGAACTATAAATAAATCCCTTGGATCGGGAATGTTTACTCCGTTTTCTTTACATATTCTCTCTATTTCAGGTAACATCGCTTCCATCTGTTCCATTATTTCTTCAGGGGTTTTTGCATTTTCTGCAACAACTGGATTAAGTTCTTTGTCAAAATGCCATTCTGGGTATATTACAGGAGGGTCGAATTGCCACACAGCGGACCCATAGTGAGCTTCAGTTAAAACAGCCTTTTTATTACCGTTATAAAAATATGGGATATTTTTGGGCCTTTTTTCCGGATCTTTATAAGAATCTTCTTCGCATTTTTCGCAAATTATACGAGGACATTCCTTTTCTTTTATTATTCTGTCGAAAATAGGTGTATACTCTCCGTGTTTTCCGCATACATAGTTACTCATATTTTTCTTTATCGCACTCCTCAGAAATTAATAACGCATTAGCTTTTTTTAGGGCAGTTCTCTTAAGTGGATACTTTCCTAAAAATTCAGTACCGAAATAAAGTTCCCATTTTCCATCAATTTCATCTATTCTTACTCTTTTACCGCTTTTACAAATGCCTTCATATCGCCCTTTTTTCAAACGCCGCATTAGACGTTTGTTGGCAGAAATTACTGTATTCCAATTTAAGTTTTTAGCAAGCATCTAAAGTACCCCATTAATATATAATCTATTCACTAAGGGAATTTATACCTTGCTGTAGGGCCAAATCTACATAACTGATTAATACTTTCATTTCGCAGCAACATACTTTATCTTTTTTTGCCAAAGATCTAAGATTATTAGCCATCCATCTTAAATCTCTTCTTTTTCCCGCAGGTACTTTTACTTTTTCTGCTAATTTTTCAATTTCGGCTATTAGTGTGTTACCTCCAGTTTTTTTCTTCCAACTTAAATCTCGTATGTCCATTTTTGCCCCTATTATTGTGCTGTTGACTAATTACAGATATAATTAACTCCAATTTTTTTAATTAAAATCTAAATGAAAAGGCCAGATTTTAGGGATTTCTCTAGAAGCTTCTAATGGCCTAACTTCATCAGCAGCCTCTTCCGGAAGATAGCGACAAACAAGATAACATGATGCCTCTATAGCTTCAAAGGTGTATCCTACCATTACAGGTAATATTATAACATCCCCTGTAGATAATACCTAAAAGACAGGCAATATTATTATCTCCCCAGTCGATAAATCTAAAGACAACTCTAGGTTCCTGTGCCTGATACGACTCTCCATCTTGCCGTGCTATCGTCATACATCAATGTCGCGCTCTGATTCGGTGCCAACGTGTAATCTGCTCCCGTAGGGGAAATAATCCTTCTATCTGCTACAGCACTTATATTCTCGTTAGCTATTATTAGATTGAGTGTGGTAGATACATTGGTAATTATTAGTATCTGGCCCATTTCAGCAAATGTAGAATTTATGCCTTGTATCTGGACATTATTAACTGTAGGCTCTACTCTAATCCAGCCTCTGGGAGTTAAGGTACTCGAAGAATTAAATCCTGGAATGCCCCAGTTAGATTCATTGGAGAATATAATAAATCGACCATCCCCAACAACATCTTCAGCATCCGTCCGAGCAGGCAAGGCAAGACCGTGCATGACGGTGGTGCCTCCTCCTATAAATTCGTTTTTAGCAGCTCTTATAGTAGCGGTGCCTGTGGTTAGGAGACCCCTTTGATTTGACAAACTGTTACGAGTAATAGAATAAACAGAAGCTGAACGAACCGATGGATTAAAACTGCCCATTGGATCATTGAAAAACAAACCGTAAAGTTCGCTAAAAGTGACTGTGCCAGCCCCACTCGCAGCCAGGGGCTCCATACGGAGTCCGGAAATTCTGCCGAAATTAACAGTAGTTCCTGCTAAAGTATTTGTGTCCACTCTACCAAAAACATGATCCACATCTGTTGTATTGATTATCCCGTTTGTGGACTCCGTAGTATCAAAGACTGGTCTACTAGCCACAGAACCGTGAGCAGCAAAATTGACAGTTCCTGCCGTTGCATTAACATAACTGGGGGAAGCTAATAGGATATTGGCACCCATCGAGGACGATACGTTGGAAGATATTACAGGGGAAGCTAAAAACAAAGTAAATGCGCTAAAGGCTGGGGCAATATTTTGATTTAATCTTAGATTGACCTGCACGCCTGAATAAATAAATATATTGGTATTAACTTCCCAGGTATCCTGGATATTTAATAAGGAGGGGACGAAATTACCAGATCCTGGTGTTACAAGGTTTTGCTCCGAAAGAATCTGTGGTCGTCTACTTTCAGACAATTCCGCAGCATCGAGAATATCGAGCATAGAAATTCGCCCTCTGACGACTACGTCGCCGCGGCTGGTTCCAGACTGGGGGCTGCCTTGCAATTCCAGATTATTGTTAGCGTTCACTCCACCAATGATAGTCTGGCCTGCTCCTCTCCCGGCTAATAGTGCATATTGAGGGTGGTCGTCATCGGTTAAACCTAAAAGCGAACCATGATCTGTTGTTCCCGGAGGTCCGGTAGCTCCTGTTTCCCCTGTAGCTCCTGTTTGCCCCGTCTGCCCTGTGGCTCCTGTGGCTCCTGTTTCCCCAGTAGACCCTGTCTGCCCAGTAGAACCAGTTTCCCCAGTAGCTCCTGTCTGTCCGGTAAACCCCGTTTCCCCTGTAGACCCTGCTAAGCCAGTTAAACCAGTAGCTCCTGTTTCTCCTGTGGATCCCGTTAAGCCCGTTAAACCTGTAGCTCCTGTAGCTCCTGTAGCTCCTGTTTCTCCTGTGGACCCTGTTAAGCCCGTTAAGCCCGTTAAGCCCGTTAAGCCCGTTAAGCCCGTGGCTCCTGTTAAGCCTGTAGCCCCAGTCTCTCCTGTAGCCCCCGTTAAGCCAGTGGCTCCCGTTAAGCCTGTAGCTCCTGTAGCTCCTGTTTCTCCTGTAGCTCCTGTTAAGCCTGTAGCTCCTGTAGCTCCTGTTTCTCCTGTAGCTCCTGTTAAGCCTGTAGCCCCAGTCTCTCCTGTAGCCCCCGTTAAGCCAGTGGCTCCCGTTAAGCCTGTAGCTCCTGTTTCTCCGGTTTCTCCTGTAGCTCCTGTTAATCCTGTAGCCCCAGTCTCTCCTGTAGCCCCCGTTAAGCCAGTGGCTCCCGTTAAGCCTGTAGCTCCTGTAGCTCCTGTTTCTCCTGTAGCTCCTGTTAAGCCAGTGGCTCCCGTTAAGCCTGTAGCTCCTGTAGCTCCTGTAGCTCCTGTTTCTCCTGTTAAGCCGGTGGCTCCTGTTAAGCCTGTAGCCCCAGTCTCTCCAGCCCCCGTGTTTCCTGTAGCTCCAGTCTCTCCTGTAGCCCCAGTTAATCCTGTCGCTCCTGTAGCCCCAGTCTCTCCTGTAGCTCCCGTTAAGCCAGTGGCTCCCGTTAAGCCTGTAGCTCCTGTAGCTCCTGTAGCTCCTGTTTCTCCTGTTAAGCCGGTGGCTCCTGTTAAGCCTGTAGCCCCAGTCTCTCCAGCCCCAGTCTCTCCTGTAGCTCCTGTTAAGCCAGTGGCTCCCGTTAAGCCTGTAGCTCCTGTTTCTCCTGTAGCTCCTGTTAAGCCTGTAGCCCCAGTCTCTCCTGTAGCTCCCGTTAAGCCAGTGGCTCCCGTTAAGCCTGTAGCTCCTGTAGCTCCTGTAGCTCCTGTTTCTCCTGTTTCTCCTGTAGCTCCTGTTAAGCCAGTGGCTCCTGTTAAGCCTGTAGCCCCAGTCTCTCCAGCCCCTGTGTTTCCTGTAGCCCCAGTCTCTCCTGTAGCCCCCGTTAAGCCAGTGGCTCCCGTTAAGCCTGTAGCTCCTGTTTCTCCTGTTTCTCCTGTAGCCCCCGTTAAGCCTGTAGCCCCAGTAGCCCCAGTCTCTCCAGCCCCTGTGTTTCCTGTGGTACCAGTCTCTCCTGTAGCTCCTGTTAAGCCTGTAGCACCCGTTTCTCCTGTAGCGCCTGTTAAGCCTGTTAAGCCAGTGGCCCCTGTAGCTCCAGTCTCTCCTGTAGGTGCTCCGGGAGGACCTTGAGGGCCTGGGAATCCAGGGGACCCTTGTGGACCTGTAGGACCTGTCGGCCCTGTATTTCCAACAGTAGCCCCGGTCGGTCCTGTAGCCCCGGTCGGTCCCGTAAATCCTGTATTTCCCGCAAATCCTATACCTGGAGCCCCGGTCGGCCCTGTGGCCCCGGTCTCTCCAGTAGGAGCCCCCGGGGGTCCAGGTGGTCCGGTAGCCCCTGTCTCACCTGTAGGTGCCCCTGGGGGACCCGGTGGCCCGGTGGGTCCTGTAGCTCCCCCAGGAGGGCCTGGGCATCCCTTCTCACCCGTAGCGCCAGTAGACCCAGTAGCTCCTGTAACGCCCATAATACCAACACCAGGAGGACCTGTAGGACCTATAGGGCCTGCTTGTCCTTGTCCGGTAGCCCCGGTCGGTCCGGTAGCTCCGGTTTCTCCAGTAGGGGCACCGGGAGGGCCCGGATCTCCCTTTAAACCGGTAGCTCCCGTCGGACCCGTTGCCCCAGTTTCACCTACTGTAGCTCCCGTCGGCCCTGTGGGTCCTGTGGGTCCTGTGGGCCCTATTAAAGAAGAACTGGATGAAGATACAACAAAACCCCCTTCTCCGTCTGGGCACAGTTCTTTGGCTGTTTCCTCTGTGTCAAAAGGGGTCATCTATACTTTCCAATTTAAGTTGGAAGCTATATTTTTTGTTAAATAAATATAGCTTACTTCTTCTGATTTTGAAGAAAATCGTATTTTATTAAAGGTTAATTTAATGCCTTCAAACTCTAAACTTCCGGAGTATTTCTTACCTTTTCCTGGACTTACATAAGCAATTGTTACATGTGGTTTGTATTCTGGAAATTTATTTTCGTTCTCTATATTATCTGCTAGCTTTTTATGTAAACGATGAAGATCTTTGGATTTTACATCTATTTTAACTACGTCATATTCATCACCAGTGAATACAGATATTTTTCCAAGTTCTGCTTCTATCGGTTTTTCGTATTTTAATAAATTTTTAACAGGTTCTACATTATTATCAACAATACCGTATAGAATCGTACAATGGGGAGTGTCTTCTCTTCCCATAGAGTCGTCCTCCTCATCTTCTTTTATATCATCGTCATCAATATTTTCTTTTCCCCACCTTATGATTTTTTTAGAAACATCTTCTGGGAGGTTGACCTGTGTAGACGCATAACTGTAATCTGCTTCTATTTTTCTTTTCCAACATATTTTCATTACATTTTCCTTCCATGGGGAAATATGTAAGCTATGTCGGTCTTTCTGATAGACATTCCTAAAGCTTTTGCTATTTCTCTTTTCGTGGTAAGATGAGGATCTCTTTCACCCTGGGAGGCTAAACGAATGGTTCTCCAAGAAATTTTTGATATTCTAGCAATGTCTCTTAAAGATATTCCCGCTTTTATTGCTAAATACCTAATTCGGTTAGGATAATTAGGTACCCCTAATCTTTCACAATGCGGACAAGGATCACTATTTTTAAATATAGGAACAAACCATCTTAAACAATCTGAACATTCTTTTCCCGCCTCAATTGTATAACGATCTATATAAATTTTATTAGAATTTTGCATAAACTTTGACCCTGTATACTTCTTGCAAACTGCTACAAAGTATAAATAATAAAACTTTAACTACACTGTGGAGTACTTTAAAAAGCCGCTCTACTGGCCCCAGCGCGGGCCCCTCCCGCTCCGGCTGCTATGGCAGCCCCCGCCCCTACAGCGGCAGTAACTGCCGACGCTGTGACGTTTCTGCTGGCAGCGTTTACTGAAGCTTTAGCTGCACTGGCTATATCCCCTGGAGGAACTTGTCCTGAAATGACAGCTCTTGACGTAATTGCAAGTTGCTGTAGAGGTGCAAAAGTTTCACTTCTTTTGTTAGAGTATGTGAATCCCACACGTTCTAGGTATCTTTGCTTTAAAGGTAAGCCTGCTTCTTGACCATCCACCCTGCTTTGGTTATTGGTCGCAATAGCTCTACCGATTTCAGGGGTAGATTTATAAACCGTAAAAGAAGCTGTCCAATTATTTACCTGGGCATGTGTATTAGAATTGTCAGAAAATGAAATGCCCTGTGGCTGCCAAAATCCCCACAAAGTAATAGAAGGAAAAATTAAGCTATTGTATTGAATATAGCAAAGATTTGGATCACCGTTATCTAATACTTTTACTTCATCGACCAATGCCATAAATTCATAGAAGTTATCTAAACCTTCTGGTATTCTTCCGTTAAAGTCTAAAACACTTCTTCTTGGAAGAATATTTCCAGATTGAAAATTTATAGTTAAAACTGGCTCGTCATAATATGTTTTACGTTGGTTATCGTTCCAAACATGAAGAACAGTACCTGCTTTGGTTTTTTGTTCCTGGGAACGTTGAGCCAAGGTCCAAGAGACATCGGAAGGGTTTACTCTAAACTTTATGGCTTTTGGGGGAACATCTTCTACACGTTCTCTAGTATTGTTGCTAAATAAACCTCTCTCTACTTGTACTTCTCCTGTTTCCGGGTCTGTAACAAAAAACCTACCTCCGCCACGCTGCCAAGAAAGGCATCCCATTTCCCATTCAAAATCATTTCTATTCTCTAGTAATCCTTCGTTAGGAAGAAGACCCCGACCGAACCCTAAAGCATTGCCTGTTAGGGCAAAAAAAGAATTCGCAAAACCTCCACCGGATCGGGGGCTTCTCAAAAACCCAGGACCGCTGTCACCATTTATTAACGAAGTAATACTAGCCACACCAGCCATAGATTTTTCTCCTAATTATACCTTCTGGTTGGCCCTCGCAGCCTCCACAGCGGCAGGATCCTCAGCAGGCTCTTCTTCAGTATTTTCCGCAACTACGTCCGTGTCTACTGTGGAATTTTTTTCAGAAAGTATCTGTAAAGCAAACCTTTTCAGAGGTCCTTCATTCTCTACTTGAGAAATAATATATGTTAAATCATGATTACTTAATTCTTTTTGCATGATTCTAAATTCACTAACAGCTTCTCTTTCTGTGAGATCCTTAGACTCTACTTGGAGTAACGTAGACTTTACTCGACTACTTACTGGATCTATCATATGATCCTGCGGAGGACCCATGGGGTTGTCCAAGTTTGCTTCTCTTTGCTTTGCTTCCAACATAAGGACACGTTCAGTGGCCTCTGCTCTGTTAGAAAAGTCGGACAAGTTTAGTCTTTCTTGTTCTTCTTTACCATCGGGTGTGCTAAGAACTTTCTGTGCTTCTGCCGGATCTACAAGTCTTAATATTCCCTTTGATATAAATTGTCTAAGATCATTGCTTTCCCTAATGATATTAGGGGCTAACGAATCTGTTAGACAGATAGGAATCCAAGTTCTGGGAATGGGTCGCGGAACAGCTTTCCCGTTAGGGTTTACGAAAGTAAGAACAATATGACCCATAGGTCTGGAGGTGTTCTCTACGTAAATCTTCTTCCCTTCGTTTAGTAGCTGGTCAAGATCTGGACTAGACATTTATTCTCCTTTTATTTAATATTTTGCTATTTAATTTTAGCATATCTTTAATTAATTTTATACTTCCAAATATTATTTGGCAGCAAAGCCTTCAGTAACGTCGGCGTGCAAGGCCCTTATACAGAATTCTGCCACCGATTCATTTGTTAGTTCAATTGATGAATTTGTTTTTCTATTTATCCATTTTATTTTTTTCAAGCCCTTTAGTAATTTAACTTTGGTGAGATCATTCCATATCCACATAAGTTTTAATTCCTCGTATGGAAGATTTAAAGTACTGGGTACATTTTCTATTAAATTTTCTTCGTGCAAAGAATCTAAAATCCTATAAGCACGAAAAGAAGGAACTCCGAACAATTCAATATCAAAATCTCCAAAATCCGTCAAAATTCTTCTATTTGCTGAAATTTTTGGCATAAACGGTATAACGTTAGAGGCTTGTTTTGACACAGGTTCCAGATTAGTTATTAAAAAATTATTCGAATTACCATCTATGACGTTGATTCCGTCCACAGGAAGACCTGTATACACACATACTTGTTCAGGGTTTTTGTGGAAACGGGAAACGATAACAGATAAATCAATAGAGGATTGTTCCCCTTTCTCGTCTATCATTCTTGGATAATTTGGACTCATATACCCCGCAGGAACCCCATTTATGGTTTTATCTTCTTCAGCATTATCTGATGGGTCGAATATAACACTTTCAATATTCATAATTTCTTCTGTCATCCTTTAAAATCCTTTAAAATCTAAGATAAAAGTTCTTTAGTGTATTTCCATACAAGATTTACAGTATTTTTTGACATACAGCTATTTAATGTCTTTTCTGGGTAGTCTTCTCTGGGAAGAGTAGAGATATCATGCGCGACTAAGTTAGGACAGGGAGGTTTGGGGTGTACAGACATGTGATTAAACTCCTTATAGCACGGTTGACACTCTTTAGTGGGTCCCCCGTTTCCCATGTCTCTTGTCCATTTTTCTCCATTTACTAAATTTATATTCTGGTCGTAGCCAGAACCAAGAGGATGAGTAGACCCCCATATAATAATGGATCTCTTATTCATTGCGCGAGAGGTATGATTAAATACTGAATCCCCGCCAATAAAAAGAGTACAGAATTTCTGCACCGCCGCAGCATGTTTTATTGAAGGAGTTACCAGCTTAGTAATCCCCCCTACAGGGACATCCCTCTCTGCTCCTATCTGTATTACATCCAAGCCTAGTTCTTCTTTTATCATTTTGGCTAATTTTTCGTACCAATTTATAGGCCAATTTTTTAACGGGGACCAACCTGCGGTAGTGTGCACAACTACTTTACCGAAACCATTCTCAGCCCCGTAATTTAAATGTTCCTGAGTAAGACCTAAACTTAAATCAGTAGTCTGCGGTACCCCGGCTTGCTCGCAAAAATAATGAGATAGATGTTTTTGCATAGGTTTATCCGGATAGCCTTCATTCATAGGATACTGCATAAGTATAAACTTTTCTGGTTTTTCAAGATTCTTTGTAGCTTCTACAATTTTAGGATAATTATTATCAGAAACCGTAATTACTTCGTCAACAAAAGGATTATTGGATATTGCTTCTATAGAACTGGGATGGCATACATAACGAACGTAATAACCCTGTTCTTTTAAACCTTTGCACGCAGCCGTGGACATGATAATATCACCTAATGCGCCGGGTCTGCATATTTGAACTATTTTATTTGAAGCATTGGAGACAGAGGGCGAACTTTTATTTAAACTGGTACGCAACCTATTTAAACGATCATCCCAAGATTGATCTTCCCCGCCTATTTTTTCTTTTGCTATTATACCATAATTAAGAGCTTTCTCGAAATCTCCTAGATGTTCCCAACACCAGCTTATTAACCTCCATGGTTGGTCTTTATAAGCCCCCATATTCAAAAACATTAAAGTGTTTGGTATTGGATTTGTTGCTGCGTGTACTGCCCAAGATATAGCTTGCTGGAATTTTGCTACTTCTTTTGTATCTGCACCCTCTTGATACTTCATTCTTGCTATAGCGAGGTAAGGCTCAGCCCAATGAGAATTGGTAGCTATGGCTTGGCAATATGCTTTTAAAGCTTCTTCTTTTTGGTTTAGCCCTTGATGACACTGGCCCTTATACATCCAAGCCCAGAATCTCTCGTCGTGCCACCCCATATTGTTTATTAGATATGTATCGTACCTCTTTAATGCTTCTTCATACCGACCAGCTTCTCTTAATCCGTTACCAAGATAAAAAAGAGTTCTGCTTTTGCCATCAAATTCTCCTGGGCAATATGGACAAGGCGTAGGTCCTACCTTTTCAGCTTCAGTTAGTATTTCTATGTTTCTGCCAGACGCATCTTTTGGCTGGGGAATATGTTTTAGCGTAATAGTGTCACATTTAATCTTCATACTACCATAAGCACCTAATTGTACATATTCATGGCATTTATCGTGAAAATGTGGTTTATAGACATTTCCTTTACCGTCGTCTCTGGCTTCATTCTTCCATAACCTTAGATGGAAAAATGTGTCTCCGCCGTATATAAGTCTCCAATCCTGAGGATGGTCGGGTTTTTCTTGTAAAAGCTTAATAATTTTTTCTGGGGCATCTGGGGATAACACATCATCACAATCCATCCAAGCTACGTGTGTACCCTCACAGGCCATTATAGCCTCATTTTTAGCGCGGGCGAAGTTATTGTCCCAAAACCCTTCTATAATTTTTATTTTAATTCCTGTTCTTTTACTAAAATCTTTTATAACTTGTGGTGTGTTGTCGCTGCAATTATTTAAATACACTACTACCTCCCAAGCTATGGGGGAGATACTGTCGAGCATTCTACCTATAATTTTTTCTTCGTTGTGTGAAATTACAGCAAAAGAAACTCTAATATCATCAGCAATTTTCAATTGCCAATCAATTTGGCCAAGACCAGGTTGTTCCCATTCATCAAAAATTACAAAACCTTCTTTTTTACATAAAGCTTTAAAGGATTTTTTTGAAAAAATAATTGAATTTTTCTTATAATTTTCTTTTTTTAGGTGAGTAGGCAAACCTACCGATTCAGATAATGGAGTTCTAACGTAAACAACTCCTTTATCTGTCAAAATACTTTTTATTTTTTTAAATAAAGAAACAGGATTTTTAAATCTCTCGATAGAATGAACTAAAGTTATAAGATCAAATTTTTGTCCATTAAAATTATAGCTTAGAAAATCCCCTACAATTTTGTTAGAGTTTTTTTCTATTTTATATTTTTTTGTCTCGCAATCATCTATACTTATAACTTTATTTATCCCTAAACCCTTAAAACACTCTGTGAAATGAAGGGATTTGGGGCCTATGTCTAAAACGCTTTCGGGTTTATGCTTTGCTGCAAGCCTCTCAGCCAAGTCTTGGTTTATTAATTTATAATTTTCTGATAGTTCTGAATCCTCTAGTAAGACTGAACTTCTTTTAAAGGATTTTTCAGGAAATTGTGCCCATACCCCACAGCCACCACAAACTAAATAAGGCGTATTCTCACCACTAGTTGAAACTGCTGAGTAAAATTCTGTACTTTCGCATAGAAAACAAATGTTTTTCATGCAAAGTCTTTAGTGTAGTTATGTTACAGAAAAGTCTGCTAATGTCTGAGCAGTTAGTACAACCCCATTTTGATCCCTAACTTCGATTATTTGTCGCATAATCAAGTCTTGGAGAGTTGCCATAAACTGTCTACCAACAGTGTCCAACAAAGCGGTTTCAAACAAATTTTCATCTATTGAAGAGGGGGCTATACCCACATCTATTCCATAAGCAAGATCAAATTCCACGTTCCCTGGCTGGAATGGCCTTCCGCGCAGAATAGAAGAACCGGTTGTGGGGGATATATGTACACGAACATCTTGCGCTTCGTTTCTGGTGGCAGAAGGCGCGGCAGGTGCTGAAGTGCCGTCCTCATTTATGTTGGTTCTATGGGTCAAGGGAGAGGCGCTTGCAATAAACCCAGGCTTAGGGGCTAATGGGCTTCCTTCTGGATTATTGAAACTAGGAACCCTTGGGCTGGATAAAGTATTAGCAAATGGAGGATTGGCTCTAACGTCAAAACCCTCTAAGGGGCCGCCAGCATCAAAAGCGTTTGGATGAATTCTTATAGAAACGGCCATATTTTTCTCCTAAGGATATATAATATTATAGAGATACGTTACGTAGTTCTGTGAAAACAAAAGAGGTCATGATACATATGGTTTCCGTGTTAGATTCCCTGGCTTGTAGTCTAAACGTCACAAGTTCAGGAGGAGTTATTACGTAACGAGAACCACTAACAGTAACTCCTTCTATGTTTTGTGGGCCCTGATTACTAGAAACTCCTGTTCCAAAGATTCCAGGACCTTCTTGGGTAGTACCAAACGAATCAATACGTACTAGTCTCCCCTCGGCTGACCATGTATCTCCCGCACCCCCCGCTTCTGCAAACGTCATAAAATATTCTATTTTAATTATTGTATTTGCACTACGAGAAGAGAAATCAAAAACTAAATCTTGCCCTAAACCTACAGAAGGTCCTGTTAAATCTGTCCAATTATTACCTATTGCAATATTTAACGATTCTACTGAATTTTGCCCTATTAGCCCTATTTGCTGAGCCCCTGAAAAATCTATAGGGTCTTGCCCACCGGGAGCATGTCTTGCTGCGTGCGCATGTATATCCATATTATCAGAAGAAGCCTTCTGAAATACAGTATTGGCATTAAGATCTATTGTATGATTAGGTCTAAATGTAATTAAGGGGGAGCCATCAGGTACGTGCTGTAAGAAAAAAGTATTATCCGGGGGCTTACATAGGAACCATTGCGCAAAGTTTCTATCAGAGAAGACTAAATGAGAATGCTGAGGAGCGGCGGAACCACTATCTATGGTTACAGTAGTGTCATTATCTGCATTATTGTCTACTCTAAGTTCGTCGCCTTGAACTCTAGCGCTCCCTATTACATGGAGTTTTTGTGCAGGAGACCCGGTACCTAACCCTACATTTCCAGAATCCAGTATCACTAAAGAATTTGTAGGAGCTTCATCCTGTATAATTACAGTGGTATTCCCTAAATTTGTATTTTGTAGGAAAAAAGAATTTGCACTATTCTTCCCAAGACGCCAAGCATCCGAGCCTCTGTCTTGAAAGTCTATAACAGATAGTTGCGAAGAGGTCAATCCAGAATCAATTATTAATCGCAAACCTGCATTGTTATTGTTAGCAAGGCCTCTGCTTCCATCGGTTAAAACGTATTGAGGGTGGTCATCGGCAGAAAGGTTAGATAGTTGAGCATGTATAGTAATTCCCCCAGTGGGTCCGGTGGGTCCGGTAGGGCCAGCAGATCCCTCCCCGGTGGGTCCGGTCGGCCCTCCGGCAGGACCCTGTGGCCCTGTCTCCCCCTGCGGACCAGTAGGTCCTAATAATCCTTGATGTCCTGTCTCTCCCTGGATTCCTTGATTTCCTTGAATTCCTTGAGGACCAGTAGGTCCGGCTATTCCTGTAGCCCCTGTGTTGCCTTGGGCTCCTGTGGCCCCGGTAGAGCCAGAAGTAGCTCCAGTGGGCCCCACTAGGCCTACTCCTGTGGCCCCTTTGGCCCCTGTGGGGCCCGTATTTCCAGTTCTTCCTGTAGCTCCTGTTGTGCCCACAGGGCCCGTTAAACCGGTGTTGCCCGTATTACCCTTTGCTCCAGCCAAGCCTATGCCTGCGGGGCCTGGGGGGCCTGTTGGTCCGGTTGCTCCGGTTATAGAGTTTCCTTTAACGCCTATAGGGCCCTGAGCACCGCGATCTCCTTTAGCGCCAGCAGGTCCAGGTATACCAGCAGAACCTGTAGGTCCGGTAGACCCTGTTCCACCCTTATCCCCCTTTGGGCCAGGGATGGCAGGGGGCGAAGTTCCCGTAGCTCCCGTAGCGCCTGTAGCTCCCGGCAAGGAAGGGCCCGGAGCCCCTTGCGGCCCTGCCGGACCCGTTGGTCCTGTAGGCCCTATTGGCCCTGTTGGTCCTATTTCACTCATTTACGCATCTACCTGTTTTTGGCTCTCTTGATAAAGGATAATCTACGTTTTTATAATGTAATTTAAAACGATAAAGGGTTGAAGATTATTGTGCGGCTGGTCTCCACCAGCGGCCAGTGTTTGGGTATTGGGTCCTTGAACATTAAATCCTGTAAGAGTGAAAGAACCATTAAAATTACTTGTATTAGTTTGAATATCGTGGGTGTGAGAAGGCATTTCCTGCTCAGTAAGAGTATGTGTCTTCTCTCCTCCTTGGTCATTAAGTGCATTAAAATCAGAATCGCCCGTTAATTTACCAACAGGTACTCTGGATCTTAAATCAGGTACGTTAAATGTAGTAATTCCATCCCCTGCACCGTAGGTTGTTCCAATTGCGGAAAATAACCCCGAAAACCCTGCTCTACTAATTGCTTGTCCATCACAAAGAATCCAACCATTAGGCACTGTATTACTAGCAAAAGGCAGCACAGCTCCTGAAGGTACTACAGATTCAAATATATTTATATTTTTCGACGCTCCGTCACTAATAGTTCCGGCAGTTAAAGTTAAAATATTTAGAGCTGTTATGTTGGTTGCAAAAAATCCAGAAGAACTTAAATTTCCACCAATTTCTGCACTCGTCGCTTTAAAGGATCCGATGACTTCTAATTTTGCTGTAGGAGTGTCTGTACCTATACCAACAGTACTGTTGGCGGCAACTCTAATTGTATTTGTAGCTGCACCCTTCACCACAACTAAGGGGAATAGCCCATTTACGTTATCTACTAGCACAAAATCGTTAAATACATTTTTTCGTAGAGTCCAATTATTTGTACCTCTATCAGACAAAGCTAAATCGGAATTTTGTACATTACTTAAACCGCTATCAATTTTTATTGTGGATGTTGTTTCGGGAGCACCAGAATTATTCTGAACTACTAAATTTCCTCTGGAAGTGATTCCACCGTTTACATCCAGTTTTGTGACTGGGTTGGAAGTACCTATGCCTACTTCTCCTGTGGAATCTATATGTATAGCTTTTTGCGTAATTCCTGGCTCTATTTGAAAAATTGCTGATCCCCCGGGATTATCAATTCTAAAATTATCAGTTTCGTCGTTTCTAAGACTCCATTTAGTACTGTTTTTTGAAAATCTAAATATTTCAGAGCCGTCTTGAGAACGCAATTCTAAGACAGAATTGGAACCTGGATTAGAGGTTCTAAAAATTGCTAAGGAAGATGTAGAGGTTTTTAAGGAATTGATAGCTTGATTAGAGGACACAATAGAGGTGCCTATACCTATACCGTCCTGTATTTCTTGTGTGCTTAAAATAGGAGTAGATCCGTCCGTTAAAACAATATTAGGAGGAGCCTCTCCGGTATTTCCTTGAGGGCCTATAGGTCCTGTCTCTCCTTTGGCTCCTGTCTCTCCGGTAGGTCCAATAGAGCCTACCGGACCCTGGGGTCCAGTGTTTCCATCATTTCCAGTAGGGCCGGTAGCTCCGGTTGCGCCGTCAGTAGCGCCTTTTTCTCCTGTAACTCCCTGTAGACCGGTCGGGCCGGTAGGGCCAGTAGAGCCCGTAGGACCTGTGGGGCCGGTCGGGCCTGTGCTTCCGTTTGTTGCTCCAGGAGGTCCTGGGGGGCCTGTAAAACCGGTAGAGCCTTGAAGTCCTTGAGAACCTGTAGGTCCCGTGGCTCCTGTCTCTCCTGCCCCAGTGTTTCCTATTTGTCCGGGAGGGCCCATAGGTCCAGGATTTCCAGTAGTCCCTGTAACTCCCGTAGAGCCAGTAGATCCTGTGGGCCCAGTAACCGATACTCCAGTAGGTCCTGTAGTGCCGGAATTTCCCGTTGAGCCTGCTAAGCCGCGGAAACCTCTAGGTCCCGTGGGGCCAACATCTCCAGTAACTCCGGTAGGACCAACTAAACCTACTCCTTGTGGTCCAGTAGGTCCTCGTTCTCCTGTCTCTCCTGTGGGCGCGCCCGGAGGTCCTGGGGGACCTGTAGGTCCGACAGTACCGACAGGAACCCAAAAGCCACCACTTTGGCTTGGCACAGAGCCTGTAGGAGCAGAAGTTAAATCGGTGTTCAGAGAATATAGTGTATTGTTGGAGATAACAAGAACTACTTCTCCTGTTCTGCCATCGGATATTGCTTGAAGTGCTGTTAAGTCAGAAACTGGTGTTCTGTGCGGAGTAGGTCCTGAAGTAGAGGCTGTTGGGCTGCTTCCGCCGCTGCCTCCACCCCCTAAAGCCCCCTCTTCTGTATCGAATGCATCTTCTGGGTTTTGTGCCATTATACAATTTCCTTAGCTTTGTTTACGTCCCATGTTGTTGCATTTTGTATAACTTCTACCTTAAACCCAAATAGTGCAGCGATAGCGTAACAATGTGCTAAAAATGTTTTTGTGTTTAACCATTTTTGTTTAGGTATGGTCAAAGCTTCTTTTGCGTGTACCAACATTTTAGTAGGGCCGCTAAATATTACGCTGGGCCTTGTTGGATAAATATCAGCAGTTCTTAAAGCTTGCCCTAAATTACCGACAACTTCGCTCGTCCTGGTTTTTTTTACAGGCTCCAGTACAACTACTATGTATCGCTTAGTTGGTTCCATTAAATTATTAAACTCTTTATTTAATTTTGTTCTTCCTATATTAAATAATACTATAGGGCTACGGAGTCCTTTAATTTGTATTAGCAATTATACAGGCACGTCAGCTACACGATTTACTAATGGGATCTGTACGGTCCAAGCGGTTAATCCATTGAAGTCAGAGCCATTCTGTAGGTTATGTCCTCCGGTTTTAAAAGAATCCCCAAATTGATTTATATTGTTAATGGCTCCGGGCTTCCAATATTGGACTAAGTTCGCTGACTGATTATAACCACCAGAATTACTGTTCAAATCTAAATCGAATGGTTTTCCAACCGAAGGGTTAAATATTTCATTTATATTTGTTTGGTCTAATTGTACATTCCACATCGCAATGTGCCCTAAATTTCCTCGGAAAGGTTGATTGGTCGGACCAAAACCAGGTGCAAAAGGTCCGGTGTTTCCTAGCACAACAGCGCGTGGGGCGAAAGAAATTCCAGCATTGCCAAAAAAGGAAATAGAATTCGGCGTAAGCTCTGTACCATTAGACCATACTCTTATGTTATTATCTGGAAAAATTGGGGTTTGTATTACAACGTGAGACCAAACGCCACTAGTACTGAAAGGATAATTACTCAAATTTTGGCTTTCAAAAAAATCAGCGAAAAATTGTGTATCTCGCACTAATGAGCCATAATTAATCTCTGTAACCTTAGTAGAATTATCGATAATCATGGAAAAAACGGATTCTAAGGTAAATGACCATCTTTCTGGGGCGCTAGGGCCCGCAAATGTAGATTTTAACCACATACTTAGAGTAGACCCGTCACCAAAACCAAGGTTTTGTTCTCCGCCTACCGCAGTATTTAAATTGTGCTTACCTTCTCCAGGTGTGGGGTTTCCCTGACTGCCTGTGAAAGTCTCTAAAGTTCTGTCTTCATTTATCAGCAACGAAACCTGATTTTCCGGCAAAGAAATAAAGGAAGATGGAATATAAATCAGATTATTACTCACTATCTCCTATCTCCTACCTCTAATAGTTATACTAAAGTTAGTAACAGCAGAAGGGACCGTATCTATAGTAAGTTGCAGTACTCCACTGGTAGGTAATAAATTACCAGCAGTCGCTGTTCTTGTAGTAGTGCGGCTAGCATTGTCCGCGGCCACCCCTGCTATGCCTGTAATTTGGACAGAATTCAAGAAAACGCTGTAAGTAAGATTTCCAGATGCCGTAAACGCATGAGTATCCAAGATAGTTATGGGTTCTGGAGCTACTGTAACTAAATTTATTGTTTGACCCGCAGTAGGCGAATCTATATGTAGATTTTGCTCCCAAGTTTTGGACAAAGTCACCCAATTTGTTCCGTCAAAAACTTGAAATTGTAAAATATCTAAATTAAAAATAGTAGAACTTACTATCTGTGCTATAGAATTTCTCTGCGCAGTAGTTAGACGAGGTACAAGTATGGCCTCAGTTCCGGTGAGATTCATTTGTCCAGTGAATATAGAATTTCCTTGGACATGCAGCGCTTCTTGGGGACTGGGTTGATTTATTCCGACACGAGCGAATCCATTAGATCCGACGCGAAGAGTGTTCACGGGAGCGGTGTCTTCGATAACCATTTGCGGTTGGAAACCCGTATTCTCAGAACCGAAGAACAGGAAGCCAGTGTTTTCGGCGATGCGCCACGCCTCGGTTCCGCCTTGCATAATACTCACGTTATCTTCCGCTTGCACAGGTCTATTAACTAATACATCTCCTGCTTGCGCGATAGATAGAACATTATTCAAAGCAGTATCTCGCAAAGTAAAGGTGTCGGCTGCGTCGCTGCGGAAGCTCCATCGGGTAGTAGCGGCCCTCCGGAATTCTAGGATAGAACTAGAATCCAACGATTGGATCTGCATAAGAGCAGACTGTCCACTGCCTGTGGCGTCGCTTCGTATGGCAGCAGTACCGTCTGCACGGCTGGCGAGGAGCTTGACCGCGGGATCAGACGACGGGGCTGCCCCTATACCTACGTTATCTTCTAAAAAGCTATCTCCACCCACATGTAGTGTAGAGGACGGAGTATTTTTGTTTATACCAACTTTTCCATCAGCTAAAACTCTTATAGAGTCGGTAGGAGCACCGCTTAGAATTACAAAAGGGTTCGTTACATTTACGACATCTTCGACCCTAAATACCCCAAAGGGATTGTCTATTCTCCATCTTGGCGCTCCAGCCACCCGCAGCTCGATTCTAGAAGTTCCTGATGAGTCGATAATCAATAGAGAGGGGGTTGTGGCTGGGTTGCCTATAATCTGGTCTCCTACGATAGGAGTAGAGCCGTCCGTAAGCACAACATTAGCCGGAACTTCTCCCGTAGCGCCCGTGGCTCCTGTTGCTCCTGTTTCTCCTGTAGCACCAGCAACTCCTGTGTTTCCTGTTGCTCCAGTCTCTCCTGTAGCACCAGCAACTCCTGTGTTTCCTGTTGCTCCAGTCTCTCCTGTTGCTCCAGTCTCTCCTGTAGCTCCGGTCTCTCCTGTAGCTCCAGTCTCTCCGGCTCCTGTGTTTCCTGTAGCCCCTGTTTCTCCTGTAGCACCAGCAACTCCTGTGTTTCCTGTTGCTCCTGTTTCTCCTGTAGCACCAGCAACTCCTGTGTTTCCAGTTGCCCCTGTTTCTCCTGTAGCTCCAGTCTCTCCGGCTCCTGTGTTTCCAGTTTCTCCTGTATTTCCAGTTGCCCCAGTTGCCCCAGTCTCTCCTGCTCCTGTGTTTCCTGTCGCCCCTGTCGCTCCAGTCTCTCCGGTAGCTCCTGTCTCTCCTGCCCCAGTAGCTCCTGTAGCCCCAGTAGCTCCGGTCTCTCCTGTCATACCGAAACCTGGGGGTCCTGTAGCCCCAGTCTCTCCTGCCCCTGTCGGTCCCGTAGCTCCTGTTTCTCCAGTATTTCCAGTACTTCCAGTTACTCCAGGAATCCCCTGAGCCCCTGTCGCCCCTGTGGCTCCATCAGTAGCTCCCTTTTCTCCTGTAGCTCCTGTAACTCCAGGTATACCCTGCAAACCTGTCGGTCCCGTAGCCCCTGTTTCTCCTGTAGCTCCTGTATTGCCTTCGGCTCCCGCAGCGCCATTTAATCCAGTAGGTCCTGTGCTGCCAGTATTACCTGTTTGTCCGGTAAGTCCCGTAGCTCCCGTAGCCCCATCGGTAGCGCCTTTCTCTCCCGTGACACCCTGGAGTCCTGTCGCCCCTGTGGCTCCTGTCTCTCCTTTAGCACCTGTCTCTCCTGTAGGGGCCCCGGGAGGACCAGGATCTCCCTGTGCCCCTGTATTTCCTGTCTCTCCTTTGGGGCCTACTATTGAGGCCCCAGAAGCTCCCGTTTCTCCTTTGTCTCCTGTAGCTCCTGTCGGTCCTGTAGCTCCCGTCTCCCCTGTAGGGGCCCCGGGCTCGCCTTTGGCTCCTGTCGGTCCCGTCTCTCCTTTGGGGCCAGCTATAGACAGGCCGTCTGCACCCGTCTCTCCTTTTTCTCCGGTAACGCCAGTTGCTCCAGTCTCACCCTTTTCTCCTGTGTTGCCTTGAGGACCTATAGAACCAGGATCCCCCTTAAGACCAGTAGGTCCGGTTTCTCCCGTAGCCCCCGTAGCTCCATCGGTAGCGCCTTTTTCTCCTGTAATACCCTGTGGCCCTGTAGCCCCAGTAATTCCCGTCTCTCCTTTGGGGCCAGCAACCCCCACAGAACCAGTAGCTCCAGTAGCTCCTGTAGTCCCCGTAGCTCCGGTATTTCCTGCCCCTGTTGCTCCTGTTTCTCCGGCCTGTCCTGCTGTCCCAGTTGCACCAGTTATTCCGGTTGCTCCTGTGCTTCCTGTAGCACCAGCTTGCCCAGTAGCTCCAGTAAAGCCATTTTCACCAGTTACTCCCGTCTCCCCAGCAACCCCAGTAGCTCCAGTAGGGCCAATTACTCCTTCTTGCAACTCTACAGATAAATTAGTAAACGGACTGGCTAGTAGGTTTAGATTTCCTCCAGATGTTTGGGTATGAAAGACTCTTACAACATCGCCTGCATTTAATTTTTGAGAGGCTGTGATCTGTATATCAGTCGCCTCCCCTCCTAGAATATTTCTGGTGTGCTGCGCAATATTTACACCATTTACTCTAATCTGGATTACTCTTTTTCCCGAAGAATTTGTTGCCCATAGACCACTGGCTTTTATATCGTACACGCCAGTCTCTTGTATAATAATTCTATCTGGAGTATTTAAATCGAAGAAATTACCATCGTCATGTAATTCTGTATCAAATATAGCAGGTCCAGCCACACCGGCACTGAATGTTTGATTAATAAAATTTTTAATGGCTTTAGCTCCGCGGAATGCGGCAGGGGCTGTACCTGTAGCCCCTGTGGCACCAGTAGGTCCTGTTTCTCCTGTAGCTCCGATATCTCCTGTGGGTCCTCCAGGTGGACCAGGATCCCCCGTAGCTCCGGTAGGTCCAGGAGGACCTCCGGCGGGACCTGGGTCCCCCTGTGGTCCCGTAGCTCCAGTAGCCCCTGTTTCCCCCTGTTCACCTGTCAAACCTGTAGCCCCTGTGGCACCAGTAGCTCCAGTACTGCCCACAGTAGCCCCGGTAGGGCCTGTGTTTCCCTTTTCTCCTTTAGATCCCGCAGGTCCCGCAGGCCCAACTGGACCTAAAGGCCCTGGAGGACCTTGTGGTCCCGCTAAAGCTGGTCCAGTAGCTCCTGTTGACCCTGTGTTACCCTTTAGCCCCTGAGAACCCGCGGGTCCCGGGTCCCCCGTAGCCCCCGTAGCTCCGGTCTCTCCTTGTGGTCCTCCGGCGGGCCCAGTTTCTCCGGTAGCTCCTACTAAACCACCGAAACTTACAGGCGTCCATACTCCCCCATTTGGAGATGGTACTTGATTTGGGCCAAATGCAGTGTTTGAGGCTTGTTTATCGAAAGAATAGATTAACCCTGTTTCTTCGACAAAAACAAGAGTTCTATCTTTAGCCGTCTCTACAGCGGATAATTCCTCTAGGGTAGACAAAGCCAATAAAATACGCTCATCTATTTCTAAACTTACTAGCTTACTAAAGATGGATTGTTGTCCAGAAGATACACCTGATCCGGTGCTACTTTCAGATTCGTTTATAGCCCTCTGATCCGTATCAAATTCTGGTGGTAGTCCATTTGGCCCTGTTGACATTAATTATCTCTCGTAGTTATTGCTGTAAAGCTAAAATCAGAGGCTCCAGCAACATTATCTATTCTTAATTGAATTCTGTCTCCCGTAGCTGCCGTAGCTGCCGCAGACATAATGAAGTCATCTGCTCCGGTTTCAAATGTGACACCTGTTGGGCTTAGTTCTACTCCATTTTTTAACATAGTAACATTTATACTTCCTGATTCTGTTTGTCCATGTATAGTGTTTATAGTTAATGGAATAGCAACAAATTGTTCTAAAGTATATCTCTGATTAAATATAGGGGCTTCTATAAAAGCAGACCATGTTTCTATTAAATTAGATGTCCCAGGGTTTCCAGTAGCTCCAGTGGCTCCGGTTTCTCCTTGCAGGCCAAACCCGGTAGCTCCTGTCTCTCCCGTAGCCCCTGTCTCTCCGGCAGGTCCGGCAGGCCCTAGAGCCCCTGTCTCTCCAGTAGCTCCTATATCTCCGGTAGGTCCTGTCTCTCCCGTAGCTCCTGTCTCTCCTACCGTAGCTCCAGTAGGTCCTGTAGGGCCTAATTCGCCAGTTGGCCCCAAAGCTCCGCCTGCCCGACTAGCGGTAAACCACGTCTCTGTTCCCGATACAATGGCAGTAGACAAAACACCCAGAGCTGTCGCTGTGACTTGTATATTATCGCCCGCTTGTAAATTTATTTCTGTAGCTACATTAACATCAGTAGCATTAGGGGATGGAAGGGCAGCTAATTTCGCACTGGCAATTACTATTCCATTTCTTTTTATATCTACTTGCCTTAAACCACCAGCAACGAAAGAAAACCTTACATTAGCAGTAATTCTGTACTTATCCGTCTTTCCCACAGGAATAATTGCAGATTCTTGGTTTATACCTAGATTAACAAAATTACCATCATCGTATATTGCACTTTCCCACTCAACGTTTGTAGGAGTATCACCTATTAAAGTCTGATTTGTAAGATTCCTTTCCAGCCTAAAGCCTTCGAACTGAGCCACTCCTGGGCCTGTCTCCCCTTTTTCTCCAGTAACTCCAGTGGCTCCAGTAGATCCGGTTTCACCTGTTGGGGCTCCAGGAGGACCAGGATCGCCCTTAGCCCCAGTGGGCCCTGTTTCTCCTGTGTTGCCTTGCGGTCCTGTGTTTCCGGTTTCTCCTGTGTTTCCAGGGGGACCTCCCGGGGGGCCCGTTTCTCCCTTTTCTCCAGTAACTCCAGTAGTTCCAGTTTCTCCTTGTGTCCCTGTCGGGCCAGTTTCCCCTGTAGCCCCTACAGGACCACCAGCAGGCCCCGTCTCGCCTTTAGGACCTGTAGCTCCTGTCTCCCCCGCTCCAGTAGCTCCAGTAGCTCCAGTAGCCCCTATCTCACCAGTAGCCCCTGTCTCTCCTGTGGGGGCTCCTGCGGGCCCTGTGGGTCCTATTTCCCCTTGGGGACCCATAACGCCAGTAATCTGCCAAAAACCCCCGGCTGCCGCAGGCACATCTCCGCCGGTAGCTGAGCTTTCGAAGACATAAATAGTTCTGTTTTCTTGTACAAGAACTATTTGTCCATCAAATTGATCTTGAAGGAGTTGAAGTTGTCCTAGGGTAGGAACAAATTGATGAATGCGACGGTTTACTGCAATTTCTTGCGTCTCTGCTGCACCATTTACTGTTTCTGTTCCACCACCTAAAGCACTTTCTTCTGTGTCGAATGGTCCGGTTAGAGACATTAGCTTCGGCCCCTAGTCTCGCATTGAGCGTTATATTCTAATGCGCCTCTGCTATCAAGCGGCAGGGCTCGCATTCACTATAATAAACATAAGCATTGGTTCTGTTTATACTCTACTAATTAGGGAGGCCGCCGTCAAAGGGACCTATAGGTCCAGTTTCTCCATTTACAAAAGCCTCTGCCAACCTATCTATAGCTTCCGATATAGTGGAAGGTGCAGGTAACTCCCAGTCAGCCTCATTTCCTGGTGTATAGGAATCAGGCCCTATAGCTCCGGTAGCTCCAGTCTCTCCTTGAGGTCCTGTAACACCAGTAGCTCCAGTCTCTCCTTGAGCCCCAACAGCTCCGGTAGCCCCAGTAGCTCCGGTCTCTCCTTGAGGTCCTGTAACACCAGTAGCTCCGGTTTCTCCTTGAGCCCCTGTGTTTCCTGTAGCTCCAGTCTCTCCTTGAGCCCCAACAGCTCCGGTAGCTCCAGTCTCTCCTTGAGCCCCAACAGCTCCGGTAGCTCCAGTTTCTCCTTGAGGTCCTGTAACACCAGTAGCTCCGGTTTCTCCCGCCCCTGTGTTTCCTGTAGCTCCAGTTTCTCCTTGAGGTCCTGTAACACCAGTAGCTCCGGTTTCTCCCGCCCCTGTGTTTCCTGTAGCTCCAGTTTCTCCTTGAGGTCCGGTAGCTCCAGTTTCCCCGGTAGATCCGTCAGGGCCCCCCGCAGGCCCAGTGGGGCCGGTTTCTCCGGCAGGTCCGGGAGGTCCTCCAGGGGTTCCGGCTTGCCCGGCTGGTCCTGTATTACCTGTATTGCCCGTTACACCTGTAGCTCCAGTTCCACCCGTATTTCCGGTTTCCCCTGCATTTCCCGCAATACCTGCTGGACCTGGGTTCCCCATAGGGCCAACTAGGCCCGTGGACCCTGTGTTACCTACTTCTCCAGTCTCCCCTTTTTCACCCTGTAGGCCTTGAGAACCTACGCCACCGACAGGCCCAGTTCCCCCCGTAGCTCCAGTTTCTCCTTTAGGCCCTCCAGCAGGTCCGGCAGGCCCAGGGGGTCCAACAACACCACCATTTACAATTTTCCAAACACCTCCGTTGGGGGAAGCTACTTCACCAAGTCCTATATCTGCATTGTTATCTTGTTTATCCATTACATAGAGGGTATTGTTTTCCTCTACATAAATGAGCTGACGATCTTGAGCGATTTGAATAGTAGCCAACCGTGCCAGAGTATCTACTGCTTGAAAGAGGCGGTCTCCAGGATCCCTTCCAGGTCCCTGACCAAATGTTCCTCCGAAACTACCTGTTGGGTCGGCCATTTATATCGTCCTTTACTCTTATTCTAAAGCACCTTATAACAGGATAAGGCTGCCTTTTCTTATTTCGTCTTTCCTTTAATATAAATTAATAGGCTACACGAACTAAAGATTTCGCAACTTTAGGAAATCCTGCTTTATGTGCTTTTTCTGCAATAGCTAAGATACTTCTTTTACCTTCAGCAGTAAGAACATCTCCATCCGTGGAGGCTTCTGCTGTTCGTAGCAAAGCTTCCGCTTTTCGTACCGTACTGACTGACTCGTCTGCTATTTCTGTTTCGGAGTTAATTTCTTCGAACAAAGAAGCAGCATCTTCTTGGGCGAATGCCATAGTAGCAATTCTTGAAGCAATTTCTGTTTCGCCTCTCTGATTGGCTCTGTAAGCCAGAGTAAGAAGTCTACGTGCCCGGGTCATATTTTTCTCCTATTCAAATCTCTTAGTCTATACATAAGAGATTAGTATATCTAATTGTACCATATTTCTAACAAATGCACAAATATTGGTTATTCGGGTTTATATTTGTGACCATTTGTAAATAATGGTTGTAGGTTTTTAACGACATGTCTCTAATAGAGATTAGAGATTTAATATAATTATTTCCCTATTTTATTCATTTTTGCGGTCAACTTCTAAATAAGAAATAAGAGATTCTAAAGATTATCTGCCAACTTCTTTACTGGTTTTTTCTAAATGCTCTTCGATAGTAAGAGGCTGCAAATTAGTGTAGCAGCATGCCTCCAAAAATTGGTCTCTGTCTGTTAGATCAAACGAAGCCAACGGCTCAATGTGATCCAATTCCCAGACAGTTCCATGATTGTCCCAAGACATTCCAGGGGCAAATTTGGCTTCTATGTAAGAAATAAGCTCCTCGATAGAACATCCTAGATCTTTTACGTGAGAGCCTGCTTTGTCGCCTGTTCTAGCTGCGGACCGAAAAATGTTATAAATTCGACTGCGCAGGAGCTTTCTAAGTTTGTAGTTAGGGTCTGAATTGTATCTTTCTTTTTCGTATACTCTCTGCCTAGTTCTAACTCTTTCTTTGTTTTGAGAGTGCCATTCAAGAGATATTTTGTTTCTCTTAGCGATATTATCTTCGTTCTCGTGGTACCACCGTTTAGTTTTAGCGTTGTGCTTTTCTGGATTGTCCTTAGCCCATTTTCGAGAAGCAGCTCTATTTTTATCAGCAAATTCTGGGTTTTCGTGATAATATTGTTTTTGTCTCTCGTTCGTGTGTTTCTTACAATAGGGCTTAAATCCGTCTTTTCTGTCTGAACGTTTTCCGAATTCCGAAAACGGTCTTTCTTCGCCGCAATCAGGACAAAACTTTGTGGTCTTAGGGGATTGTTTAGAAAGCTCTAATATTTTGGCTTGTCTCTTCTTTTTGGTGTTAGCAGCAACAGCTTTTTTATTGCATTCTTTACACTCAGAAGATAGATCATCTGCTTTATTTTTGTTTTTATAAAACTCGGCATGGGGTTTCCATTGCTTACATTTAGGACAGTTCTTACAGGTTTTCTTTAGAGGCTTTTCTAGCTGACTCACGGATTGGGTAGATCTTTTAACTTTCCGATCTTCGTAGAAACATTTTTTACATCTGGATTGAAAACCAGTTGATGCGTGTTTCCTCACCCCATAATAAGCTCCTGTAAGAGGATGCCATGGATCTCTATTTCTACTTTCACAAGTAGGGCATATTTTATTTAATTCTCCATCAATTTCTTTGAATTTATCAGCATGTCCACGATCTGCTTTAGCCATATATAACTCCTAAGTCAAAATTAACAATATTTCTAAGATATTATAGCACAGATTACGATAGATGCAACCCTTAAAAGCAAATTTCTTTATTTTCCGCCTTAAAAAGATAAGGCCGGGATAGTTTCCTATCCCGGCCCCACTTAGGTCTTTATTTGTCTATGTGCAACTAAACTCGTAACTATTTTTACCATAATAAGCAAATATAGCTTTAAGTCATTGAAATTGCTTAGACTCTATTGCCCCTTGTGACAGCTCTTGAGTTCACAATTGACATGCCCTCGATGGTTTCCATGAACCAACCACGCTCAGGTTTACCCTGATTGTACTTGTTGATGGACTCGGTAGCTAGCTCTTTCCGCTGAGTGATACCACCAAGGGTCTGCGGAGCACCTACGAAGTAAACTTCGCCGGGCTGTAGAACCTGCAAGGTATCGTGTCGGAAAGCGTCCGTGATGAGGTTAACACCAAGGATGTTACCAAGAGAGCCTTCAAGAACAAGCTCGTGCTTGGATACCGGGTCGAACCAAGTGCTGAACTCGGTGTCAGCAATGATGTCGTCCCAGAGATCGAATGCAATGATTGCACCGGTTACCGGAATACCCCACCGAGCAATCTGCGTTCTCATGGTAGAGAACACAGTCGGTGTAAAGGTGTTGAACAGGAACAAGTCGTTAGAAGCACCCGCAGCAGCGTTAATTAGATTACGCCATACGTTGTCCTCACGAACCATGATCTGCTCAAGTCCGTCCTGGTACTTGTCGTCCAGAAGGTCTCCGGAAGCCTGCTCGATTTCTTTGTCCTCAAGCGTGATGTGCGCAATCAGATAGAACTCGGGTGGGTAGATGTAGAACTGGCGAACCTGAGACGCAATCACGTTAGGGTCACTCGTTACGAAGAACGAGATAACATCCTTACGTCGAACGCGCAGACGACCAGTCTCACCTTTGCCCAGAGGCTTGATAAGAAGGGTCTTCCGAGCGAAACCTTCACGTCCTAAGGTTTCCCAGATTTCTTCACCGATTACTTCACCTAGAACTTGCCAACCCTCGCCGTTTTTATCAGCGTAAGCTGCTTCTACAAGTTCTCTACGAGCCTGTACGATATCACCGTACTGCTCCTGTGGGGTGGCTCTGCGTACATCGCCAGCCTGTACCATGTTCTGTAGAGACGCAATTGCCTGCATAAGCTCACGCTTAGAGCCGGCATTTAATTCACCGTTACCTGCAACTAGTGACTCAGTAGAAGACTGAATCATGGTGCCGGAACGCGGATTACGCCGACCAGCCCGAGCGCCGCCGTCGGTTAGGGCGTCCCCATTACGACCGACATAAGCCGGACGTGCTAAATAAGGATTCTTAGCCATTTGTTTTTTCTCCTCTATTAAAGCTAAGAGTTAATAATTACTGTTTGCACCATGAGCGTTTTCGTAACTTGTCACGCTACGAGATAATCCTTGATAAGTCAGCCTAGTTGCTCTCCCTAGGTTTTTAAATACCCAGGGGTAGTTTCCTACCCCTGGGGTAATGTTACTCAATATTGGTGTTAGTTCCCACCAAGATCGAATGCGATACCCAAGAGTGGGTTGTTAACATTAGGCACACTGATAACACGAGCGTCTAGTTCCACGCCTGTTCCACCAGATGTTACCTGACCACCTGCTCCAGAGTTAATAGTAGCAGCACTTGCCCAATCCACAGAAGCATCAAACTGGTCTGTGAAGATTTCACCGTGACCATGGCCAACGCCTACCTGACCAAACAGAGCGCTTGCCTCGTTGTTGATGTTTCTCTGGAAGAACTTCAGTCTTGCTTCTGCTACAGTTAGGTTATAGCGGTAAGTTACCGTAATAGCCTGACCAGCTTCAGCAGCATTGAAGGTTAGGACACCAGTAGCATCGTTAGCGGAGAACTCACCTGCGTTAGCAGGGTTACCCTCAGTCAAAGCGCCTGTGGTTTCAGCAACTACTCTAACCTGGGTAGCAACAAGGTTATTGTTGCTAAGCTGCACGACAAGAGGATTCGGAGCAGAAGGAACAGTCAGTTCCTCTACTTCTGAGGTTGTAGCATTGTCCGCGTTATCGCGGATAGCAAAACCAGCAACAACGTCAGTAGCTAAACCGGCGGTGGCTGCCACCTTCTCAGTGCCTGTAGCAGGGTCTAGAGAAGCAGTTAATAGGACACCTTCCTCGGTAAGAACCTCACCAGGAAGAACTTCTTTCTCTAGAATTATAGAGAAATGACTTCGTTTAAGATCGTAGGACATATTGTATTCCTTTTCCTTTTCTTGTGGCTAACTTTTAATTATAACTATAAGTATAATTAGCTAGACCGATACGTTGATAGACGAACCCGGGCTCGTAGACCGTCTCGGAACTCGGATCGAGAAGAAATTACCTGATTGTCAGCTCTAGGAGCTGTAAAAGGTACATTCCCCGATTCCAGAACAGAGGCGAGAGTCTCGTGCTCGGGCAATTCTTCCCCGGAGTCGGCACTTGCCGCCACAAGGGCATTACTCTGAGGGATAGCTCTAGCAATGGCTTCGCGAGCCTCCGTAGGCAGATCCATCAGTTCTTCAGCCTTGGAGAGTACCGCCTCAAAGAACGGTACTGCTCCTTCCTCAAAAGAAGCTTCTATAACTCCAGCAGCATCACGAACACCGAGTCTCTTCAGCTCGCTCCAAAGAGCAGCTTTGAGTTGATGATCTTCACCTCTGAAGAAATTAGAGTTATAACCAGATAGGGCAATTTTAGCAGCAGTCAAGAATCTTTCTCTAAGTTCCCCTACTGCTTTTGCGTACTTAGCTTCGTGTTCCGCAGCCACCTTAGCTCGGATTTTATCCGCCAAGGCACCTACTTCTACTTTAGCAGCATAGGGCTTAGCATTGATAGCTTCAAGAACCTCAGAAACACCTACCTTTGCCATGGCTTGGGCGATATTCTCAGCGTAAGGAGCACTTAGGAATGTACTTCTTACTTCCTCAGGCTTGGGCTGATCTGACAGCTCAACGCGAGCCACTGGTCTTCCCTTGATGTCGATATTCCAGTGTGGATTCTCCTGATCCTCACCGTAAAGGGCCATTACAACATCATCAGAAGTAACAGGGCCAATTTCATCAAAGTTAGAAAGCATTTCTACATGAGCGGACTCAGCAGGGTCCTGGTGACCGGGTTCCATAAGCTCCTCCTGTAGCCATTCCTCTAGGGATTGGCCCATATCTCCCATATTGTGATCTGCGTCCGGTCCAGCGGCCGGAGCCATAGGAGCACCTCCGCCGTGACCACCCATTGGGCCCATAGCCGCAGCAGGGTCGCCTTCTTCAGGAAGGACTGGGGGTAGGCCTTCTTGTGGCTCTAGTCCTAAACCATGGTCCATACCAGGATCCATGCCCGGCATCTGAGGAAGCGGAGCCTCTTCGGGAGCACCCATCGGTCCGGGCATGCCAGGAACAGGAGGTTCTGTTACTTCTTCCGGCATAGCATGCCCCATGTCCATACCCATACCCATAGCATGGGCTTTCTTGCCAGCAGTCGGTGTATGAGTTTCTTTGGCTCGATCGTGATTTTTTGCTTTGAAAGAGTCAGAATCAACAGCCTCAGGATCCTGGGAAGGAGAACCTGTTTGCTCGTCTACCTCTGCTCCTGCTTCTGCGGGGTGTCGGGCGGGGTCTTTAAACGGTACGTCCTCAACAGACACAACTTTAGGCTCTGTAAAACCACCATCTTCCTTTCCTGGTAGATGAGCAGAGCTTCCATTTTGAGGCCCGTACAGAGTGATGTCTTCCAGTCCTACATCTTCTTTATTTTCAGTAACCTGATCCACAGCCTCTACAAGCCATGCTCTTATCTGTCGTGCTAGTTCTTTGTTGGTTTTAGCCTCTTCGGAAGAGAGAAATTCTCGGGCTATAGAAATCTTTTTGGATGTTAGATATTTCTTCAGCCAAGACATTACTTTTTTAGTTTTTTCAGAATTACCCTTTTCCGCAGCAGCTTCTGTATGTAAATATTCGAAACCATAGCGAGCCTGGGTCTCATTAGCCTGTGCTAAAGTAGGCTGCCAATTGTCGATGCCGGCCTGCACTGTGGAACGCTTGGCGTGGCGAGGATTTCTGTCTAACCACTGTAGAGCCGCTACAGCCCTCTTGATATTCTCAGAAGTAGGCTCTGCCATAATTTTTCTAAGATCTGAAACGTCGTCAGTTGTTAGTGCAACTGCGGCAGATGCGTGAGGGTCTTTAGGATCCACGGCCACTTCATCCTCCAATGTATCGGGCAGTTGTACTGAAGGACCACCGCCACCTTTATTTTTTTGTTTGTCCCCAGCGTCGCTACCTTCGGCAGCCGCTAGTGTGTCCGGGATAGTGGGAATTCCATCAACACTAGATTCTCCGTCATAAGGAGGAAGAGTTCCGTCTTCTTCGGTTCCTCCTTCGTATGCACGAGTCTCAAGGTCTTTCGTGTCGGGGGAATTAGTGTCTACTAGTTTCACCACATCGTCGGCAATTTCTATATCGGTGTTATGGGTTCCGCCACCGGGCCCGACAGCGGGGTCAAGTTCTCCGGGGGTCCCTGCTTTAACATCATGTCCTAGAGCTTTTCGTACTTTGTTTAGATCCATTGTTTTTTTGTCCTTATTGAACTATTTCTATGGGCTCAGGATTGCACAGTAATTATTACTGTAATATAATACTTTTTAAACTTTGCCTTTCAGGCACAATAAGACTTTTATGGACCCACACCTGAGCCTGAAACTTTGCAGGTGGGTTAGACTGCTAAGTAAATATAATAGCTAAAATACTTTTGCTATGCTCTGCTTTTTCTCCCCCTCATTAAGGCGGATCCGTACTCGTTTGCTGTGCCGCAAGCAGGGCAAGAAAGTGCCTTAACATAGTCAGATGAAGTAACATAGGAATGGGAGCATTCTGGGCAAGAATGTAACAATTTCGAAAATTTAGAGCCAGATAAGGCTTTTTTAACGTCCTCAACAGAAGTAGGTCCCACGTATTTCATGGGCTTGCCGTTCATAGGGCTGTACACTTCTTGCGCCATTGGGCAAGATATGGTAGTGTCCCCATCGCTATAGAGACCGTATGAGCCCCCGTAATCGGGGGGCGGACCGAAATAATAAACTAAAAACCTTTAAGAAGCTATCATTGACCCCGCGGGGTCAATGATAGCCGCCTTCTTCGCCGATAGGTTCCAAAGCAACGGGTTTTGAGACGTGGGGGTTGTAGTGCTGCCCGCCATGTCCGTATCCTAAAACACTCCACTTAAGACCACCAGCTAATTTTTTTGATCGTTCATCCATTTCTTCTTTTCCTATTCTTTTTATTGTTCAAAGCATAAGAGGCTGCCGCCTTTTTACACATAACACATTTACACCCGCGCCAATATCCACGAGGTTCACCATGTGGAAATATTTCATTTTCTTTTCTTTTAGAATTAAACTGTTTAAGAGTTTCACTAATTTTTTGTCTTGTTTCTTTGCTTAATCCTTGTTTATTTCGAGTACAAACCCAAGGTTTTTTCATTCCTTTGTGTGACCTAGATATATTAGCTTTATGCTCTTTTGTTTTTGGTTTACTGTTTGATATATATAATGCCTCTGTCTGTTTATCATTTAGTTTAAATCCGCTTCGGCCTCTGCCTCCCGCATCTACGTTTAATCCAGTTTCTTGCGTACCTAATGTAGAAATATGGTGTTTTTCTAAGAAATCCAACTCTTCTCTACTATACGCTTTATCTATAGTTTCATAAGTGAATGCATTTATTCCATATTTTTTTATTGCTCTGTATAAAGGTAAATGTTCAGATCTACTTTTTTTAGCTTCTGATTTGTGAGACAGTAGTCTTTTTTCCACAGACTGCACAGTCTGCCCAACATATTGCTTCCCACTCGGACTTGTTAAAACGTAAATAATTCCATAAGGTTTTTTATCATTCATCATTAAATCCTCAAATCCCCAAATTAAAATATATTTACTTATCGGTAAATTAAAACGAAACTTTAATTATTACTCATTAAAATCTTCAAACATTGAATAAGATTTAAAACTTTTCTTAGAAATCTTTCTCCTTTGTGTTTGCGTATCCGGATTTATATTCTTATCACCCTTGGGCTTCTCGTGAGGCTTTACGCCTCTGTCTATGATAGATTTAAGTCCCCAGGCGGGAAAGGAACCATCCTCTCCTGTATCTTCAAAAGTTTCTGGTTTATGAGTAGACCAACTAAGATCTGCTGCTATTCTAAACATGGCTGTTCCTTTATATGGATCAGGATTTTCTTTTTCCCATTTTTCTTGATAATGATCTTGTAAAATTTCTAAAGCTTCATAAACTGGCATTTGTTCGTCAACCAAATAATCTACAAGTTCTTCGGTGTCTGTTCCGTGCAGGCCTAAATCCTCAGCCCTCTCTTTTAGTTCTGAATACGAATCTGTATCGCCTAAGTAATAAGCAACATCGTGCCATTGCCTATCGTAATCGTTAAGAGGTCGAGGAGGTCTACCGGTTTGCTGCGGATAAGAGGGAGCTTTGGGGGCTTTTATAGCTGGATAATTAGAAGATCCATCAGAGTCTTCTCCGCACTTTTCTGGATACTTTTCTTGGTCCCCACAAGGACGAGATTCTACGAGACTTCCCCAATTGGCGGAAATTTTATTACCATGTAATGTGGTTCTATCGTAAAAACTCATGTCATCTCTCCCTCTATCTCTGGGTGAAGGTTGCTTCCATTCGCTGGGGCTTTCTATCAAATTTATTAATTTATCATCAGGTACATATTCATCTTCCAGCATAATTTCTTCAGGTACATATTCATCTTCCAGCATAATTTCTTCAGGCTCACTAGGAGGAGAAGTATTGGGATTACAGTGCCCAATTCTAGGATCTTCTCCTTCGCCACAAGGCCTTGCTTCAGCGTAATCATCCCAGTTTTGGGCAAGGGGAAAATTCATATGCCTAAAAGTCTCATCCACTTCTGTAAGCTCTCCGCTCTGCGCGGTATCTTGCCCCTTATGTTTTTGTTTTCGTGTATAGCCCTTTTTCCCTTTTTTTGTGCCCTGAGGGCCTCCTGATGGACCTCCCATATTTTGTTCGCGGCTAACTTTCCGCATAGTTCTAACAGTGTCACTAGCCTTTCCAGGCCCTTGTGTTCTGGTAGGTCCTTTTCCAGCCTCTATTTTTTCAGGATTATATGACATTAGGTTAAATTTCCTGTAATTACCGCACAGAGTCTGAAATAGCTGTGGGATCTGCTGGATCGGATACAGAAGATTGTTCAAAATATTGCACGCCAGCACAAAGCTGGTAAACTAGTCTTCCATCGATTATAGAACCCTTTCCCATTGCCATACATCTACATGGGTTTTTCACAGTTTCTACTTTCCCGCAGTTAGAACAGACGAAATTTTGGACAAGTGCTCCCATAGAATAACCATTGCTGCGCCCACTTAATATGTCAGCCACAAGTTTATGATCTTTGGTTCTATCAAAGCCCGCAAGCGTTCGTATTTTCCAAACATTGTATTTAGGGACATACTGCAAGGCGGCATCGAAATGTACACCTTTGGCCTCCACGGGGTTGGAATTTTGGTGGTCTATATGCGTAGGCCTGCCAACAAAAGTCTGGTAAACTAGACTTCCTTGCATATTATCGAAGTATGATACTTCTTCGTAAGGAAATGCTTGTAGATTTCTATTAGGTATATCTATTGTAACAGAAGGTATGTCAACAATAACGTAATCATTTATATCCGCGCTTATATGATAAGTATCGGCAGCGGCTGCTAACCAAGAAACATCAATATCTCTTTTAAAAGATCCGGAAGCGGAAGTATTTTTACCCTCCAAAACGCTGGCGGTAATTCCGTTACTTTTCTCATATTTATAATTTTTTTTGTATGCTTCTACCGTGGAAGTAGCAGACACTACCTCACCTAACACTATATGGGGCTCATTAGACACTTTTATCTCCCGCAGTATGTACTACAGTAGATATAAGAGCTTCGCCTGTAAATTATGCGTTTAAATAATTCCAAAGCTCAGAGGAGCAATTATTTTTCGATAATTGCGCACTTATAGCATTTTTTAATGTATTTTCGTCAGCAGAAATAGACTCTACAATTCTTTTGTAGGAAGTTTTTGTCGCGGGAAGAACGGCATTAGGGAGGGCATTCAGACCAAGGCTTAGAAAATTTTTAGCCTCTTGATAATTATCCCACTCCCCAATAATTTCTTCTTCTCTTGTTAAAGTTATTTTCCCACCACTAGCTTCCAACCTCAAAACCCCTGTGGGGTCCGAATCTTTAAAATACTCTTTAGACCCCAAAACTTGTTTTTCTTTGCTTATTAAGAAATCGATCCAATGAGGAATATGGGCCTGAGCAACCGCAAATTGTATTTCACAGTGCGCTCTAATCTTTGCTTGAAGTCTTTCTGCTACTTCGGGAGCAATATTTATTTTTGGTTTATTGGGAACGGGAGCTTTTGGAAGAATAGTATCGGCTTTAGAAAGCCTTGCCATTATACCTCCAGCTTCGTTTAAATATTCCTCCTCCATAGCTTTGGCTCGTTCTTTTATGGCTTGTTCGTGCGCCTCTTCGGGATAAAGTTTATCAAATAAACTACATTTTCTGCAAAATTGTTTTATAAGGCCAGCCTGCTCCTTAGCTTGATTTGCTATATTTTCTAGCGTAGACATATATGCCTTTTCTTCGCCTAGAATTTTAGCAGCTATGTCCCCGCCAACGTGATATCTATTTCCGTCTCTTTTCACTACCTCAAAATGGCATCCGTTTATAGGAGTTTCTAGCATATAAATAGCTGCGATTTTAGGATGTCTAAGATTGAATCTCATATCAAACGCCAAAACTTCGTTTAATTTGATAATTTCTTCAGAAAATCCTAGGGCTATGGCTTGCCCCGCTAACTGTGTAATTTTTTGGATGCTCATCTTTATTTATCTTCCTGTTCTTCTCTTAACATAGACCATAATTTTTCTCTAAAATCTTTATCTTTTCCTCTCACCTCAGAGTCAAATAAATCTTCAAAAGTTTGAGAAAAACTTACCTTACTTAATAATTTAATTTTATCGTAAGCAGCTTCCAAATCTGCGGTGGTTACAGAACTATGTACTCTGGGGTTTTGTTTAATAGCCTCTTCTTGCCTAGTATCCAGCCCTCCTCCTTGCGGCAGTTCTCCACTTTCAAAATAATTTTCATCAGGGAAGCCAAATTCAGAATCTTCTCTGTGTTGCTTCTGCATATCCCTGATATAATCCTCAGCTTCCTCAGGCACAGCCGTTCGCATCATTTCGGAAGCACTATGTACCGTAGCAACTCTGTGTTCCACTACGCTCCAATTTACGCTTCGATAAAGATGGTCTAAATAGGTTCCTATATCAATTCCATATTGCTGTGTGTAAGCGTGTTCCCAGACATCAATTACCAATAATGGATAGCACCCTATAATTATATTAGTATTATGATCGTCTATCATGCAAACCGTTAATTTGGCTTGAATAGTATCCCAGCCTACTATACACCAACCTCTTGCTGCTTTGGCAATAGGTTTCACTATATGGGACCAAAAGTCAGAAGCTTTTAAATTAGGATAATATTCCTGAAGCAAGGAAGAAAACATAGGACCTACAGTCATAGGCGGGCTATCAGGAGGTAGTATAACGTTTTCAAAAAACAATTCGTGCAATAAAACAGCGTTGGTTAAATATGTTCTGTCCTCATGCATCCCGCGGAATGGGCCCCCAGAAGTAGCTGCCGATCTGATTAATTCTGGGTCGTAAGGGTTAGAAAGTTTCTCCATAGTGCTGTTTAAGCGCTCAACGTAAGATTCATACAATAGGGCATGATCTTCAAACATCTTAACGCTTAATTCTGGTGCTATATTTTTAAATTGATATTTTTTAGGTTCCACTATCTATACTCCAGTAACGGCTTTCGGTGTGAATGGAGACATATCTTGACGGTTTGACATCCCCTCCAACAAGGCTAGTTTTCTTTCCTTAGGTATATCTTTAGACATAACGCGAGCTAAAGTCTGAAACTCCGCATGTACTGCTTTTTTAACTTTAGAGGACTCGGAAGATTTTCCTATCTTAAGAAGATGTTCCCCTATTGCGTCCACTGCTCTTTCTTCTATAGGAAGATCAGTTTTTACTCCAAGCCTTCTTAATAGATATGCCATTAATTCAGTTTTCAGAGCGTGCCCGTCAACCATGGCGCTAATAGTACGCATCGTCTCGTCAGCACTTGTCAGCTTTAGCATGTTTCTTCTATTTTCCATGAAATGCTCTAAAATATCTATAGCTTCTGTAGAAGACAGAGCAACAAAGTTATTTTTTTCGTCCCATATAGGAATTGAACGTAGCCCTTCTCCAGATAATACTTCTTGCTCCATTGCTTGATCGCCAGTAAACTGTTTTCTCCATTCAGCAATTTTTTTTCTATATTGCGCGTCTTCGTTCAAATCTTCCATCATTTCTTCAAGATTTAATCCAGCTCCTGAGGCCCATTGTTTCATAGTAACAGGTACTCCAGCCTCATCCGCCGTTCGAAGCATTTCCATAAAGTTCATATCACCTTCGGGCTGAAGTTTTTTATCCCAGACAATTTTAGGCATAAGAAGATCTTCTTTTGGAATACTTAAAGCCTTCTTATAATTCATCGTTCTTCGAAGATTATTCGGTCCTCTGCTTTTTGCGTCTTTTTTCGTGAAACCGTGTACCCTAGCCAGGGTAGCAAAAATCTTCTCGTAAAAAATACGACGATCCATATATGTTCTCAGCGTTCTGAGAGTTTCCATAAATACCGACAGGGCGGTTTCCATGTTATTGTAACTTGCATCTCCACTATTATGTGTCAAAATTCCAGAAGCCACAAAAGAGCGATCATAATTCGAATTCATCATTAAGTCATAAGTATCTATTTCTCTGTCGTACTCCACCGAACTAACAGTGTCAAAGAAGTATTCTTGTTCAAAAAGATTTATTAAGGTTCCATAGACAGTTTTATCAACCTTTCTCACCATATTAAGCCAATCTGTATATTCCCCTTCTGTATACTTCTCATAGTTCAAAATTTCTGGTGGCAGTGAAGCCACCCAATTTTTAATAAAAATATCTCCCCCTTCATCGTCTAAGAAATGAACACCCCTATTAGTTACTTTCACGATTCTTTTTTCAAGTTTTTCAATAAATTGTTTAGAGGGTATTCCAAATCTATTGTGATGAAGCTTTAATGCTTTAAACTCTTTGTTTTTGTCTAAAAGATATGGCCTCAACATAGTCATAAGACGAATAGCAAATGGACCATGCACAGAAACGGCTTTTCCTCTCCGTACTGATATAATTCCGTGGGTTGCTAACATAACTTGAATTTGTTTCCTAATTTCATCAGAGAATGAATAGAAAGCTATAGTTCTTTTACTAGTAGAAACAGTACCGTCTCCTTCAAGATACGCGGCTAAAAACGATAATTGAGATTGCTCATCGGCTTCCATAATAGACCAAGGGATGTTCTTTACATGAGAGTTTTTACGCCCTAAGCCGTTTGTATTCTTTTTAGCACCCAAGTTAGCAAATAATTCAACAGCTTTCACACTATGTATACTGGCCTCCACACAATCTTTTCCACTAACTGTTTTAATGCCGTTTATATACAGGTCCCCAACAGCTTTTTTAGTGTAAAAAGAGCACTCTATTCCTAAAACTTCTTTAACCTTATCATTAAAGCTTTTAATAAATTTTTGAGAGCTGTTGGTAAATCTTATATGCTTATCGAAAATAACACCTTCGGAAACCACGCCCCCTAGTAAAAAGGCCAAACTAGGGGTCATTTCAGTCGGTAAGTTTATCTTCTTGGAGTTGGGAATTTTTTCTATGCAGCTCCTTTTTATTTTCCTATCCAAGGATAGCGGAGTATTTCTAACACATTTGTTGGTGGGTATTATCACATGGTCATTCTTTTGAATATTTTCCAAAGGCTCCCATGTAACGCCCCCATCACGAAGAACTGGAAAACGGTGCTCTTTGGTTGCACTAAGACCATAACCAAAATCCGTAGTTAACTTGTATACTTTTTTCTTTCCGCTGTAAACCCAAGAATCTACATGGCCAAGACCGTATTGTGAGCTTACAGTGATATTTCTAGCGTCTACAGGTATAGATTCTTTGAAATTTTTAATTCTAGTTTTATCTAAGAAATCTCTAATCTTTACAATACCTCTGTCAACCGTAGGAATATACGTATCTCCTGACAGACAAAGGAACGCATCTGAAATACCAAGTGCTCTCATTTTACCTTCAGTCAAAAATGCCCACTCATCTGAAAGTTTCCAGAAATCTCCTCCTCCTCGTATTTCACTTGTCTCAACCCCTGTGCGGGTGGTAACAACAGCCCCAACCGGATCCTCGTCCGCTTGAATAAATAGTCCAGAAATAGCTTCTAGCTCTTCTTCTGTTGGTTCCCACAAATTTTCTAAACCTGCGTTTACGTGAAGTATAGAGCGAGTACGTCTTCTGGCGTTGGTAACCGTGCTTTCGATTAGAGATTTTTCTAGGGCCCAGAAGGAGACAATCCTTGTAAGAAAACTTGTGTTATGACTAACAATACCGTTTGACGTAAAAGCGTGAGAATTGGGCACAACTAAATCATAAACACGCTGTGTGCCTTCGTCCGAGGTTTCGGAAACCATTTCCCAGTGCAAAGTTTGGTCAACAAAATTCTGTACTTTGTTGGCTTCAGATACCGAAATAGAACGAAGCCAAGAAATTCCTCTATACACGTTAGAGCGAGTATTAAACCAACCATATGTTTTAGTTTTTACAGAAGCTTTTACTGTATTACCTTCATCGTTTATATAAGTACCAACAGACACTCTCCTGTCTTTTACCAATTTCCTTACATAAGCCTCTAGACCTGGAAGTTTATTAAATCCTTTAGGTCGTCTACCACGGCGTGTAGACTCGTGCGTTTTGGCGGAGCTTCTAAAGCCTATTTTCTTGTGAAACAGGTCGTACTGTGAGCCGCTCATGCGCAAGAACCACACTCCTTCCAAAGGAGAAGAAATACTGCACAGTATACCAAAGTTCAACAGAACTACTTGAGTTTGTCTAATAAGTTCTTCAGATTTAGACGTAAGACCGCATTCGTCTGCTCGTGTTGTCCCATCTCCTTCAAATAGTCCAGACAGATAAGCTGCCATACTATTCTTAGTGGATTGTAGAACGGACCAGGGAATTTCCTTCTGGTGTGCCCTAACTGGAGCTAGTCCAAGACTATGCAAAAAGCGCGTTATATGCACGCTTGCTATCGTTATTTCTTTTAGTCCATTTTCTCTGGGTTTGCCCACACAAGGCTCATATGTAGGAAAACATAACCTGAAAGCAGACAAGAAATCCTCAAGCACTTCTGGGTTTGAATTAGAAAAAGAGATTTTATCCTCTCTCACATAACCTTCGGAAGTTAGATAACCTAAAATTAAAGCAAGCTCCTGTGTCATAGTCTGTGGGATTACGTGAATTTTGGCGTTATTTGCTGAAGGCTGTACAGGAGTACTCTCAAACACAACGTCTATATCCGGCCAAATTTCTTTCTTATTCAAAGCAATAATAGAGCCCTCACTAATTTCAGACAACGGAACCCAACAGGATTGACAAGTTCTGGTGTCTAGGGTTAGCACGGGGTGGTCCAATGTCCCTGTAAGTCTATATCCATGCTCTGTAATAAGCCCTTTAGTGGGCTGCTCTCCTTTGTCTACCCAGTGCGTAGCCGTATCCTGCCCAGCAATAGCGGGAACCTGTATTGAAACCGCTTCCAGTTTGCCATCTCCACGAGAAGGATAAATATTAGGGATTTCAGAAATACGGATAAAGCCCTTATCCGTGGACAATAAAGTGTCACCAGTAACACAACCTACAAAATCATAAGGAGACGCTCTTCTCGGTACGAACAAAGTGCTTAACGGATTTAATTTGTACGTACCTTGCTTTTCTAGTTCTCTCAAATACTCTTCAGGTAACTGCTCCTTTACGGCTAAATCTCTATCATCCATAGAATGAATAAAATTCTTTAAAGCGGGCGATGCCACCAAATCAACTTTAGGATCAAAACCCCTAACTGGAATAGGCTCTATCCTAAGAAAGTCCGGATCGTGGTGGGTCCAATCAATAAACGATCCTTGCTTACTATCAAAAATTAAAGAGGAACAAAATTTTCCTATAGTTAGGAACTCTTTAACTAATTCAGGCATCATTGTAGAAATGTCCAATCGCTCCATCGTATCTTGGTATACGCGAAGTATTTCCGGATCATCTATACCTGTTAGTCTGTATTCGCTGTACGGAAGATTGCTGTATAGGTCTATAGAAGGCCCTACAATAGCATCTCTTAAATATATTAATCTCCACATCTGATGAAGCCCTGAGGCGTCTCGGGGCATCCAGTCTTCAATTAATGATCCTATTTCTAGATGGTCATGTACAGGGTTATACCTAGTGACATCATATTGTCCCCCTGAGGTCAAATTATTTCCTGAACCACTCCCAGGAAAGCCACCACCCCCGCCACCACCGGTACCGCCGGTGCCGCGAGACCCACCTATATTGGCCTGTACAACTTTCCCCAGACCTTCCCTAGAATCTCTTCTGCCGTAGGCACTTTTTCTAGAATGATGCGAATTTTCAAAATTAAACTTCATTTAATACTTTCTTTAGACCCTTTATACTATTGGGCTGGCATACATACATTATGTACAGGACAGAAATAAGCTTCTCTATCAGAGGCCAAAGTCACGGGGTGCATATGAGCATAACAAATAGGGCACTCATCTACTCTTTGTGGGTATTCTACAGGTTTTTGTAAAAATTGTTTTGCTCTTACTGAAAATTGCTCACCTTCCTTGATTCCGGCCAATACAGCCATTATTTTTTCTTCTGTATCAGCTTCAGCAATTTCTGAAGTTGTTCGAAGTTTTCTAGACATCTCCTCAGATAGCTTTAGTCTTTCCACTACTTTTGCTAAAATCGTGCTCATAATTATCCCCTATCTGGCCCTGTAGCCTCTTTTTGTAGCAATTCTAGCCCCTGGGGTAGTTTTTCTACCATCTAACCCAGCAGATCCTGCGCTCTTTGATAAAATAACCCCAAGATTTCCTCCCGCGCCTCCGGCTGCATCAACAGCGTACAATTTTTTATATTGAGGCTGGACTATATGATACATTCCCAGACACAACGCCCTAAACATATCATCCTCTCCATTAATAGGTTTAGTAATTCTTCTACCTACTTGCCTTACGGTTAACATCTGTAGAATTAATGTTAATATAGGTTTTCCTTGGACAAATTCTATTGGGTTTTCATACGTAAGTCTAAGATCCTCCACAGGAAGCTCTGGTTTGGGTAATATAAGCTCGCCAGAAGAAAGTCTGGAGGCTATTTCCACAAAATCTTGAAATTTTAGAGAATACTGCTCGGACATAACTTTAGCTTGTCTTAAATTCTGTACTAGGTCAGTGGAGTTCCAAGTATCGGAAAACATGTGCTTTATTAGTAATCCCCTAATAAGAGGCTGAAAACAGTGCTCCCACATCAAGGCAAAATTTATGGGAATGCCCTCTTCTGGCGATACATCGAAAACGTAATCTACTCTTGGTCGGTTTCTTTGAGAATCCCACGTCATAAGCATTACAGCGAAATGATTTCTTTTTTCTCCCGCGTCTACTAATAACATTCTAGGTTTTCTCTTGTCTATTTGAGGAATATTAACGGAAGCGTATTTAGTTTTATTACCGAAGTCGTCTGTGTGGTAATTTATTTTAACCTGTATCAAATTATGAGCATGTTTTGGATCTATCATTAAATCTATACAGTTTGGATTATCGATAAAAGGATCGTTGGCCAGAGGAGGAACAGCCCCAAAATCTCTCTCGGCTACCATCCTACTTTTGTCAAATTCTGATTGTAAACTCTCCCTTGTAATTGTCGGATTGGCTTCCCACGTAGGATAATGACAAGCGTATATATTTCTATTAGTGCGGGCAGCTCGTACATTGCGCATCATTTTATCGTCTTTTTCTGAAGGACTTGATATATTACATGCGTAAGCATCTACAGAATTATAAAGACCTTGTTTTCTTTTTAATTGTGCAGCACTTCTTACAGTACGGAGAGAATTATCCAAAGCAGCAGAAATTTCGTCTGCGGACAAAGTAACAGATTGTTTGGAAGCGTCTGCCTCTAGCCAGCCCAATTCATCGACGCTTGAATTTCCATTGACCAACCCGTTAGCCATAAATAAATGAGAGGGTTGAATAGTAAAATCGTATACGTTAATATTACCAACGTCTTTTTTAGATTTAACTTTAGAAAAATACAAACCATCCCTGGCTTTCTCCAAAATATCATATAATTTTTCATCAATACATTTTAAATTTTTCATAAAATCAGAGGATAATTTTCTGGGGTTAACTGTTTTCATTCTTTTTTCAGGCTCATCAAATCTATCATCAACAGCTCTCATTAATGTATGCATTTCTACCAGACACCCTGCCGGTAATTCTATTTTTTCATTTTTCCAAGTTTTCCATATACGTTTGTTTTTATTTTCTATACTATTACTTAAATTAGTTACATCGATAGGTAACATCTCGTTTTTAGAAGAATATTCAGATGTAATTATCTCAGAAAATTTATGTTTTCTTTCTAGACCAAAACCTATTTTTTCAAAGAAGAGCATTCTATTTTTACCATACATGCTTACTTTGTAGTAATTTTTTCCTTTTCTTGTGTATCTGCAAATTCTAGACAAAATTCCTAAGTTGAATAGAAGTAATTTAATCCCTTCTGCTAGTTTAGGGGCACTTAGGTCGCAACTTACTTGTGTAGCGGTCGCCATACCATCCCCATCAAAAAAGCTTCGTAAGAAGGCTACAGCCATCTCTTTAGGGGCTTTTCGTATGGGCCAGGGGACATCTTTGACACGACAACCTTCATATTCGTACCCTAGATAATTCATAAATTGACATATAGAGGCACTTTGATTATCTAAATTCCAAGATTCTCCAGCAGCTTTAGCGAATTTAGGTTCCACACCGAAGCAAGAAAGGAATAATTTTTTATATCTTTCAATGCAATACACATCACTGGACGTAAATCTCAATCTATATGTATAACATTTTCTATTTTTTCTGTAATTTTTTGTAAGGGAGCCCTCCGCCCACAAAAAACCCATAAGCTCTGCTAATTCTGTTGTTAGCATGGAAGGGAAGATAGAATGCGTTCTACTATCCATAACGTCTAACTGGGCCGGAGACCTTTCCCCGCCTCCTCTGTTTCGGTTATATTTATAATTAAATAAAGGTATTTCGGTAGGGAACGCATCGTATTTTGGGGGCTGTAATACAAGATAATCTAAGTCTGGCCTTATATCTCCTAGTTTTTTCATCTCAAAACCATTTATAGGGTTGTAGATATAAACAGGATGTACAGGTGTTCCTGTTAGCTGTGTTCCATCTTCGCCTTCTATTTTTACTCCAGGAACATTTTTATACTGGAGTAAATGTGTAGCTTTCTCGAAACCAGCGGGAGAGGCTACTGTTAAATCTTTTACTTTATCGATACGATCCAAGTTAGATTGAACAGGAGCAAATAAATCTTCTATTCTGAAACTACCTAAATTAGTTGTTACTTGCGTATCTCCAGATACACAAAAAATTCTAGTCTTACCACGGAGGCGTCTTTTGTTGGGCGCTTCGTACATGCAAACAATTCTTTTATGTTTATAGACCAAAAACGTTCTAGGTCTATGTAAAAGTTCTGTCCCTAATCTTTCTCCTGCATCTTGCAACAATTGATGATAATCTTTAAACCAGGGTGCTGCGTCTACATATTCTCGAAAAGGGGCCCATAAAGAGGCCTCCGCCTGACCAGCGGAAATAGCAGTCATACTCATATAAAGTTGAGATGAGGAAAGCAAACTAAGGTAATTAATAGGATCGGGTATAGACAAGTAGCGATGTAACACATAAGCAGCGATCATAGCGGTTACGGCGCTTTTTCCGCTATTGTGAGAAGTTACTCCGTTACTCCAGAATTCATGTTTTCCAGGAACATGGAAATCATAAGTGGGTTTTTGGCTGTCACTTTTTACTATAGACTTTACTGTCGCATAAGCGTCATTAGATTCGGCGTATGCCAAGAAATCCTCAATTTCTTTAATAATATCTTCAGTAAATGCATATTTATAACGCAATAGAGGATACAATATATCTTTTATCTTAGTTTTAGACAAAGCTACATTTTCCGCCTTCATCCTTTTAAATAGATCAACACCTTTCCTACCCAATGCACTCCGAAGTCCAAAAACTCTTGCTTTATGGGATAAAGGTTGAACATTTTCATGCAAACATTTCTGAATTTTTTTAACCAACTTTATAAATTCAAGCTTCTTTGAAAAGGGGGCTTTTTCATACCAATAAGGCATATTTAGCTTTTTATTATTATGAGCCTCTATTAGTTTTTTTGTTTTCTCTATTTTATAATCTATGTTGAAACCAATAATTTCTTGAAATTTCTGTACAGCAGGTCCTTCTATTACAACTCTATAGGAGAGAACCGGTATCTGGTTATTTGTTCCATTAGTGGCGGATTTATAAGAAGTATATATCTTTGAGGGTATTCCAAGGTTGGATAATAAAGAAAAGATTTCCATAGCCAAAGTAGGAGAAATAGTGTCATAGTCAATAGATTTACCGACGTTCCCGTCTCCATCATATAACGCAGATAAAAAAGCAATTACATATTCTCTAGGAGCTTGTTTAATTACTGCTGGAATTTTTTTATCTACACTTGTTCCCGTTGAGGCGTAACCTAATAACGTGCTCATCCATAATTTTGCTTTCTCTGTGCGCAAACCAAAAGACAAATTATGATAGTATAAATCCGTAGAGAACCAACTATTTAAAACTTTGATGCATAAGTCTCGTATTTTAGGGTTTTTATTAGTTATGACAGCTCCAGCACTTCCTTCAGAAACCCAATAACCTAAAAACATAGCATCTTCTAGAGAAAGTTTTCCTCTAGGAATATCGTGGTTTTTAACTTTCCAAAAATTAGTTTTCATTCTCCATTCTTCAAATTCTTTTTCAAAGGTGATATGAATGTCGTCATAAGAAGCTATTTTGTTTCCCCAGATATTTTGACCAAAACTAATAGGTATCTCGTCTCCTTGTTTAATATCAGAAAGTTTTACAAAACCTCTATTAGTTAGTATTGGATGATCTTTTGTCCCTTCAATATAAGTACCATTAGAAAAATTAACCCTATAGGTATATTCGGGAGCAACATTAAAAAATTTAGTAGTTTCTTGCAAATTACCAGAGCGATCAGAAAGTTTCGGCAGGGCTTTATTAACAAATTCGTCTATCCTTGCCAATCCCCTATCCGTTAAGACGAGTGTTTCCCCGGTCACACACCTCTGCCCGCAACAGGCCGCTAACTCCGTTGGGTTATGAAAGTAACCTTTTTTTACAAAGTCATTCCTATTAGAGCCACATTTAGGGCATTTACCGAATTCTAGAAACTGAACGTTATCTAGTATCTCTGAAATGGGCTGATCGAATAGATCTAAGGTTTTCTCTTCTCCGTGTACCCAATCAGGATTAGTACAAGAAGGACAATGGTCCTCGAACAAACCTAAACCAATTTGTAACTGTCTCGGGTAGGGTACAACATTGAGAAATTTTTTCCCTAGACAAAATTCAGCAAAATTTTTGGCTTTGGGTATATCGTCTTCGTTTAGAACAGAAAAAACACCAGGGTCCATATCGGAAGCTAATGCTTTGCTTATTAGGCTTGATGGAGACCATTCCTCTGCCATTTATTTCTTGCCTTTTTTATCTCGCTTTCCAGAAAGAATCTCATATAACCGTCTTCTGGCATCTTCATAACCTTCATCTAAGCCCTTAGAAGTTCCCTGTAGAAGGTCAGATAACTCATGACGCACAACTCCCGCCCGTTCAGCATCTATTATAGACATTAGAGATGCTCTTTTTCTATCAATTTCTGTGGTTAACGTTTTAACGAAAGTCATGCACATGGGTTTTAATATAGTCTCACAAAGTTCATTTGCAAAAGCTTCCGGATCTTGATGATCTTCCATCGATTTCATCAATTCTTTTGCCATATTTTGCATTTGCGTGAGGGCAGTTGCCGTTCCTTGCTTGGGGGTTATATGATAAGCGAGTTCCGCCATCTCTATAGCACGTAGAGTTACTCTTAAGTTTCTTCTAAGTATCTCCACTACAGGAACGTTATTAGCGGACCCCTCATGCTCTACCAATTCAGAAAGACTCTCCATAGTAGGCACTACCAGTAAATCCCCTTCTTCATCAACAAAAGGATCGTCTTTCTTTTCTTCTCTTTCTTCTGCGTAATCCCCGTTAGAGGATAGTTCTTTTAATAGGGCTTCAGAAGCCTCGTCTATACTTTTTTTCTTTTTATGCATTTTCTTGGGGACTGGCATTATATAATCCTTTTACCTTCTGAGTCATAGACAAATAACTCTATACCCTGTTCGGTAGAATACATTAACCCTACACGAGTATTGTCTTCCAATATAAACTCAAACCCTCTGCCTTTTGCTTTTGCCTTTACTATAGGAAGGCCAGAAACAGCCTCGGACATCTTTTCGAGTTCTGCTTCATGGAACTGTTCTTCAGTCAATGGTTTCAGCGATAAATGAGGGTGCCATTTCCCATCTTCTGCTATTTTTACCATATCTCCGTACATGCCTATAGGAGTAACGATCCTTCCCCCCAATAGTACTTTACGTCCTGAATTTAAATCATCTATAGTTAAAAAATAGCTCATCTATTTCCTTGTCTGTACATCCACTTTATTTTTCTTCTTCATTTTCTTCTTCAGATATGCTAAATTGATTTTTAAATAAACTATGTAAAGGAGAATATTCGTAAAAACCGTCTAGATTTCCACTCCATGGAGCTTGCTCCATATTCCGCAAATCTGCTATAATAGAGTTGACAGTCTCTGAAACATGTTTGTTCACATTATAAGGGTTTATCCGAGTATCTCTATTTCTTATTTCGTTTATTTTATCATCGATTTCTTTTTTTTGTTTATTTAGTTCCTGCAATTCGCGAAACTGTTCACTATCCTCTCGATTTTGTCGAGAGGGGTCTTGTCTTTGTTTGTGCATATAAGGAGAGATGAAAGGACCTCCAGGCTGACCACGAAGAGAGTCGTCTCTTTTAGGCCTTCTGGACAGACGAAGTTCCGCCCTATCTAAGGGCTTAGGCCGGGACACTTCGTCCGGCGCATTTAACTGTGGAGGTCTCTCAATCGGATCTGTTTTTGGTATCCTTGGGGGTTTTGGTAAAGCACGTTTGGGCATGTTTAATACTTCCCAACGTAGTTTTATCTAAACTTTCCGTTTAAATCTCTCGCAATTTGTTGGCCGTAATCTTCAAATCCGTAGGCATCTGCAAAATATTGGCTTAGGGTATTTTTTAAATTACTTTCGGTTTTATCCCCGTAACGCAAAACCTCAGTAACAGATTCTCTAGGTACGGTAAAAGAACCCCCATCGTCAGCATTAATTTTAACGCCATGCTCTTGGACCTGAGTTACTTCTCCTTGAAGAATATTACCATTCCAGTAAAAACGAACCAACGCACCTTGATCTACTTGATTTATACCTGCGGATAGAGCATTAGCCAGTGTAACTTTTCCAGAAAATTGAGATTGCATTCTATTTCTTCTTTCTTGTAAGATAGCAGAAATATCGTCTTTCATTACACGAGCTAAATATTTTGTATCTTCATCGCCCATTACTTCCCAGGTTTCCCCCATATCGCTATCTACGTACAAAGTAGAGGCTATGGTGACCATAGATCTGGAATCTTCGAGTCTTCTAGTCGGTCTGTACAGTTCTGCTACGATAGAGACAGCTTCTATATCTTTGTGAACTTTTGCTGTAGCCATTTGTGGAACCACCTGCCCGGAGAAGCTTTTAACCATAAACTCGGAAAGGTCGTTTCCTGAGGGGGATCCAAAACGGCTGTCGTAGCCTATAAGTAACTGAGCCGTTGCGTTATTTATAGCTCTGTAGTCTCCAAGGTATAGATCAGCACGGTGGCCTACTTTACTTTGCATCTTACCTCGCAGTCTTGCTAACATGCGATGTTCTCGGCTTTGGCTAGATTCTGGAATTGAACTCATAGTATATTTCTCCCGCGCGGATAGCGTTAGTCCTATATGTATATAATACCTAAATTTTACTCAAGTTCCGATATAATTACATCCAAAGCCGCTAAGAATCGAGCTGCGGGGTGCTTTACAACCTCTTCGTCTGGAATTATTCTAATTAGCCGACTATTTAAGTTTTCTATAAAAGGAGGAGATAAGGCATGGGAATTAATTTCTGTCTCTTTAAAAGATGTATTAATTTTAAATGTTATTTTTTCTTTTTTTACAAAATCTCCTGAGATCCCCAAGGATTCCTCTGACCCTTCCTTTAGATGTTCCATAGAATTTTTTATAGAGTTTTCCACAGTTTTTGTATTAGTTTCGTATAAAAATGCAATTTCTTCGACAGAAAGCGAATCTGCGTTCTGATTGTCCATATACTGTAAAAGACAGTTTTTAGACCACACATTTTTTATATAAAAGGAACATTTCTCCATAGAGCAGGGTACTACAAGCTGTGTATCAGTAAATGGGCAAGTTATTCCGGGGCGTGTTAAAGTCTCGTCCAGGGGCTCTATTCCCATGTCCGCTAAACTATCTATAGTTTTTTGTACCTCAGAGGGCGTCATGTTCGAAGTTCTGTGCAAAAGGTCTAATATATCGGAATTGTTTGATTTTTTTGACATACTTCCTCTTATCTTTAAATGAAAGCTTACGTTAAACTTTAGTGTATCGGACTCACATGAAAATTATTGCACTTGATCCAGGTAAAAATAATTTTGCCGCCGCCGTTATGGAGGACGCCAAAATACTGGAAACTTGTTATATAGAGCCAATTAAATCTCTAAAGTGGGATGATTTTAATAAGGAATCTGAAGCATTTAGAAAAAATTATTTTAATTTTTTAACAAAAATAGATCCAGACTGCGTGATCGCCGAAAGATTTATGGCAAGACCCGGAGTTCAGCAAGGGGCTGTCGGGGAATATATCAATATCATGTTGGGGGTTATAACTACTATAAATGCGTCTAAAGGAGTGCCTACGCATTTAGTAACAAGTGCTCAGTGGAAAAATTATATAAACTCTAGATACGGAGCTGTAGACAGCATGAAAAGTCATTTTCCTCATTTATCAGTACACGAAGCTGACGCAACAGCTTTGGCTGTTTATTGTCTAGAGAATGAATTGGATCAAAAAGGTAAGATATTAAAAAGAGTTAGAAGACTAAGAAAATACCCGCACGCAGGAAAGGCACCAAAAAATAATTAAAGAATTCCGTGAGACGCAACACTAATGGCTTTCGCCAAAGCAAATCTTGCTAAAGTAGAGAGATTTTCCTTTAGATCCTTTAACATTTCTTTCTTATCTTGAACCCTTATTTTAATTTTATTTGCGTCCGCAGCATTAGCTTCAATTTCTGCCACTAACGCCTCGTCATCTAGAGATTTTAACAAATCTTTATAGATAGCTTCGTCAAAATTTCCTTCTCTTTTAAATATTTTGCCCCAAACAAAACTCATTTCTTCCTTAGTCATAGAAAATAAAGAAGTTTTGTGTTTTTTAGCAAAACCTAGCGCTTCTCCTAACACAGCACTCCCTAACTCTATACCTGCATCCGCTAAAGCTTTTTCCACCCCATCTAAGCCTACAGTTTTGTTTCCCAGGAATTCAGTAAAATCTGACACAATTTCATCTTTACTTCTATTCTTCACAGAAAAGTAAGCTATTAAGGTTTTTATTATTTCTAAAAGCCAGTTTATAAATTTCATTGCACTATCCTTAACGCTTCTTCCCACGTAAGCTTAAAAGCCTCCAAGGCACGATTTTCCAATTCACTACTTAGATCCCTAGATTCGACTTCAAAACAAGCTGCTCCTTGTTTTTTCATAATTACATACATATCATCTATTTCTCTAGCTCTTCCTAAAAAGGGCCAAGCTTTCTCGGGCCCTGACTTAAAGGCCTCCGCTCCTTCATAAAAGTCTTGACAAAGTTCCTTGTTTATATTAGATAAACTTTTTTGCTTAGACGAAAGTGCCTCTATGGCTTCAGGGTTATAACTAGCGCAAGAAAATAAAAAAATTAATAAAGTAAATATAAATTTATTCATGATTTCTCTTCTTCGTAAATTTTTTCGCATATTCTTTCACATTCAGCAGCTAAATCTATATGCCCGGCCTCTTCGAACAACTCCGCTGCGTTTTCCAGAACAAATATTAGACCTCTGGAATCATTCTTTTCATCTCTAAACTTTATAGCTTCGTTCTTTTTTTCAGACGGCAGGAGAGGATTCCACAAAGGTTCTCTTTTATGTCCCTGAAACCAATCCCGCCAGTCGGAGCTTCTATCGTACTCTCTCATTTCTGTAGAGAAAGTAGGAGAAGAAGATTTTTTACGAAATTTTTTTCTATCCGAACCAAACCACTCGTTAGGTGTAGGACTATGGTCCTTATTTCTAGGTTCATCATCTTCGTTTTCAAAATATGTAGCATTTTTAGGCAAACTACACCTCCATAGGATAAAGATAATGTATATACTTATATATATTTATAGAGAAAAGAAATATAGGGGTTACTGTGTCTCTGAGAAAAGCAAACAATGTTAGAGGAACAGCCTCTAAGCAGGTAAACCGAGATAATTGGGTTTTTGATAAGACTCAACACAAAGAAGACTTTCCTCACGAAATTGCCCTGCGGGATTTAGTTCCTAGAATACAATCCCGGGCGAGAGATGCCCTTTCTGTAGATCGCGTAGATACTCTATTTTTTCAAAGAAAAACCAACGGAAGAAGATGCTCCTGTTTTTTAGTAGAGTCCTCCCCTGACGGCCAATGTCAAATTTGTTTCATACCTGGAACTTTAGTACGAGCAGAAAATGGATATATACCGATAGAAAATATAAAAATTGGAGATAATGTTTTATCCTCTGACGGTAAATTTCACAAAGTTACAAATACCTTTAAAACATCCTATACGGGAGAACTAATTAAAATATACTCTCATGTCTCAACTAAACCTATTTTTACAACACCAGATCATCCTTTTTTGGTCATGCGTGGTCAACGTAAGGTAAGTACTGGGTGCGGCCCCAAATGTGATAAGTATATAAATATGGGGGACGGAAATTCAAGAAATTTAGACGTTCATCAAATAAAAAGCGGTAGATGGCATGCTCGTGCGCAAATTTACGGAAAAAATCGAAAAGCTATTGGTACTTTCGACACAAGAGAAGAAGCTATAGAGGCTGTAAACAAATATAAAATAGAAAACATAAAATTAGGTCATGAGCTAATTTGGAAAGAAGCCAAGGAACTAGAAGAAAAAGATTGGCTTACGGCTAAATGGCCCTTAAAAGAAGAAGATCTAAAAGAAATTTCTATACCTGTAAAATACACTAAACAAACTGAATATAGTAAAGAAAGATTTGGACCTAATCAATTTGGGATGAGTGTTGATTTCTTGTGGATGTTGGGAATGTACTTGGCAGAAGGTAGTGCAGGAAATCGGGAAATATTTTTCTCTCTACATAGAAAAGAAAAAGAATTTCAACAACGCTTAATAAATTTTTTCTCTAAACATGGATATAATCCTGTAATAAAAAAGTCTTCAGACAATGGAATAGATGTCTGCGTAAGAAGCACCACGCTAGCCCAATGGTTTCCAGATTGGTTGGGTAAATATTGTCACATAAAAAAAATCCCAGAAGAATTAATGCGTCTTCCTGTTAAAAAATTAAGACACATATTATTGGGAGTATTTGACGGGGATGGTTCAAAAAGTAGTAATGAAATAACACAAACATCAGAAATACTTGCTTTGCAATTAGCGGAAATATTACATAGACTTGGGGAGCAACCATTGGTTCGTCAACAGATTTCTAATAAGTTGACTCCTAAAGGAAACAAAAGAAAATTAGCATATTGTATTAGTTGGGCCGAAGACACATTAAAACATAAAAACAGAAAAAATGGATGGTTCTTCAAAAATAAGGAAGTCCTAACTAGAATCAAAGATGTAGGTTTTGTAGACTACTGCGGTCCTGTATATAATTTAGAAGTAGAGGGGGACCATACATACGTAGTGAACGGAATTGTTACTCACAATTGTCACGGAACAGGAATAGTGGGCGGATACACAAAATTTGGCACAGTAGACCACACAATAGATGTAACTCACCCAGGTCTACGAACATTGAATGTTAGGCCACTATTCGAACTACAAACCAGACCCGTTCTACTAGGCCTAGAAAATAACGCTACTTATGGATTTATAGACACAGATATAGAAATACGCCAATCTACAGGAATTGTAGACACTTTTAATTTAATTACTAGAACTACCAGCCTTACCCAAAACAACAGCATTAGGGCTTTTGTGAAAACTCCCTCAGAAATTGATTTTGTGCCTATTACTTACGATTCTTTAAATTCTAGAATAAGTTACCAAAAATTAACAATTAGAATAGAGTTTAATAGAAGGACATTAAGTGACGCTAATCCTATATTATCACATTTTTTTATGAGGGCCAAGCTTATAGAAGATTTGAAAGTAAGAGTAGACATACCCAGAGATAGAGAAAGTATCACTCTAGCCGAATTCGGAATTTATGATAGTTTTCAAACTATTACTGCCTATTTTGACAGCACTGTTCAGAAAGTAGGAGTTGAAGATTTTGTATTTAGATGCAGGGACCAAGAATTATGGAAAGTGGTAGACTCTAGCCCTAATAGGCCTTTGGATATATTAACAAGCCACGACGTTAGTTTAAGGCTGGTTCAGACCTTTGAGCCCTATGTTAGGGTGCCAATCGGTGGAAGTTAATGTATGTCTTATATATTAGCATACCCAATTAATGGGAAAAATTAAAATTAATACAGAAATTATCTGTATATTTTTAGTTTAAATTCAGAACGACGCTGCTGGCGATGGTCCAGATGCGTTCTGGGGGAAAAAATGGGATTCAAGACTTTAAACGCTAGAACAGACCTTACTTATGAAGAAATTTACGAAGGCTACGCAAACGGAAAATCTCGTTTGCCAAAAATTCTCAAAGATATCCAAGAAAATAGAGAACCCTTCGCTTCTCTAGCTAATGGTGCTGGCGTAGACATAAAAAGAAGAAGAACAGGTGGAGGTAATTCCACTAAGGTATCTAACATCGGTATAACAACTTCCAATCCAGTAGCTAAATTAATAAGTTACGCAAGATATTCGAGCTTAATTGCAAACTACGCAGGGGCTGAAGCTGCATTCTCCACTCCCCCTAGTAGAAAGTATACAGATATAGATGTAAACGGTTTCGCCAAAGAACCTTTCGATCTTATCGACTTTGTTGCTGGGGTAAACAATTCACAACAGACGAAAAATGCAGGTCGAGGACTAGTAGGACGAGCCGCGAAACTGAGGGCAGATGGAAGTCTTTTTGCTGTTCGCGATATTACTCAAGAAATTGTAGCAGAGACTCAGAATTTTGATGTTCGAGCACTGAACAATGATAGAATCGGAGGAGGAGGTGCTACAGGAGAGGTACACGGTGTAAATCTTAATCTACCAGACCTCATTGATGTAAGATCTGAAGCTATGCTAGTGGGGGTAACAGGAGAAAGTTTTGATTTTGCTACAGACGAGGATCTCGGAGTTAACGTAGACGGGTTAGGTGGAGCTACATTAGAATTTGTAGGCGGTGTGTTGTCAACGGACAGGGCCCTGCTTGTAGGTAACTCTCAAATAATCCAAGACAAAGCTAAAAGACAGGCCTTAGCCCAAAAAGGATCTCAGGTTGTACTACGCTCCCAAGATCTTGGAGGTACAATAGACGTTACCGAAGAAAATACTGTGCTAGGCTTCGCCGTAGAGGGAGCTACCGGAGCCACTCTGGGCAGTGCTTCGGTTTCCCCCACAGGTAGCGAGCTGGTGGAGCTTGATGCAGCCTCAATAGATCGCCTAACGAATATCCGATACGGGACTTTCCAGTTTGGTGTTGTTAGAATTCTAAATTCCATAAACGATACAAACCCTGTAGCTGTGGTGCTTCATCCAGACCTGCTATCTGATTTAATTCGTAACAATCCTTAACCCTAGGAGACTGGGTTTATGGATGCCGCTCATGTGGTACAACGCATAGGAATTACTCTGGCCCATACACTTATGTCTGAGGCCAGAGTTCCTATGAATGTTTCCTACGAATCAGACCAAGGCGTGGATATGGACTATGTGCTGTGTTCTGCGTTTTACATCCATATGCAAGATCTAAAAAATCTTGTAAGTATGAAAACTGATTTATGGGTAGCAATCGTTTATAAATTAGATGAACGCGGTAACCAAGATATAGGTTTTACTATAACAAGACATAAAATACCCGCTTGTGAATTAAATGTATATCCTATGCCATCCATAAACTATGCAGCGGAAGTAGTAAAAAAGTTTATGGCGTTTAGTTTATTGCCTTATTTCGAATTGGAAGGATTGGCTATTAAAACTAATTTAAATAAATTAAAAGGCAAATACGGAGACGTAGATGCATGGGGGGATACTATCACTATAACTGTACAAGCAGAAGATTTCCCCCACGATGTAGATTTTAGAGGTGGGATATTTCAGGGCTTTTCCGATAGACTTTTAAATTCTATGAAAAACGATGTTTCTGTGGCAATAAAAAATAAAGATAAATTAAGACACAGGGTATTTACTGACCACAATAAAATTGGAATAGTTTTTATTCCAGAGAGTACATACCTTGCTTCACGTTCAGTCCCCAAGGAGTTATAAGTGGCGTTTTTAACAGAATCCGACGACATACCTAGGCTCCTTACACGAGGAACTAGTCAAACATTCAGAATAGGTTTTTTTACAGATGGATCTAAAACTATTCCTCTTATTCCTAAAGACCCTCTTAGATATCCCTCTTACGAAATAAAAGACCCTAACGGAGTGACTGTTCAGTCTGGTGTTCTGCAATCAGACGGGGGTGTTGGAGAATACTCTACAAACTGGACCGTACCTAGCGATGCAACCTTATCTAACCCAAATAATCGCTACCAATTCACAGCGTTTATCGTCACCAATGTAAACGAACAAGCTGAAATTACGCACGAATTTGATGTGCAGGATGTAGTAGTAACAGCGACAGAAGATAGAAGCCAATGTCATATATCACTAGCGGGGTGTGAATTTCGAGCAATGATTAGGTGTACGGAACGAATAGACCTAGATAATTTTGGTTCTTTGAAGCTACAGGTAATACTTGGAAATACGGCCAGTAAAAACGGCTACGTGCCCATAGGACCACAGGGCACTACTACAGAAGTAACCTTATCGAACGGCCAAATACAAGAAGTTCCTAATGGAGACAGCTTTATATATTTTTATGACATTCCAGAGGGCGCTCTGAAGGCACCAAATTGCCAATACATTGCCCTTTGGACTATTAGACAAAATATAGCCGCTGCTGAGGAAAAGCAATTTACGCTGATACGCACAGTAGACGGCCAAATTTTAAATATGACTGTACAATTAAGACAGTTAATAGATAAATTTCAGAAACAGCGCGGTAGGGTTCAGGCTTACGAAGATTCTGATCTTATAGAGTATTTAGATAGAGGCTTAGATATTATAAACCTAGCGCATCCCATTACATCTTGGCAAATGTCTTTCGCAGGAAACTCACAATTTACTTCATTCATATTATTAGGCGCTGCTTGGTATGGCCTAAATGCACAGTATTTGACCGAAGTTGACTTGGGCTTTGCTTTTTGTTTGGAAGAGAACTCTTTAGTTCATACAAATAGAGGTTTAGTCAAAATAAAAGACATGAAAGGAATTAAATCTTCATATCTAGCAAGCGAAAAATTATTAACTGAAGATGTAAAAAATATTTTTAATGCGATAAAAGAAAATAAAGAAAATCTTCGTTGTTCAGAGATACTAGAAAAATTTGATTTTGATCTCAGCGCAGAACAACTTGGAAAGCTATTCTCTAGATTTAAATTATCAGCAGTAAGAAACAGAGACGAACAAAATTCAAGTCATTGGGTTTGGGATTTGTCTAAATTTGAGGATATTTTAAAACCCTATGGACTAGTAGAGGAAAACGAAAAACAAACCATAAAGTATCAAGTTAATTCTTTAGGTCAATCTAAGTCTGTAACTAAATTTATTGAACAAAACAAATCTGAGGTGTTTTCTGTAAAAACTAATCTGGGTTACATCATAAAAGCAACAAAAAATCACGGATTTTTAACACTAAATGAAAAATCTCTAGATTGTGTGTGGAAACCCTTAAGAGATATGGAAATAGGTGATTTAATAGCCTTGGACACAACACCTGAAGATGATAAATACTGGGAAATAAACTTTGAAGATGTTAGTTATTTAGATACACCTTCTTCTAGAAATTCTAAAGAATGGACGTATCCTAATAGACTGACCCCAGAACTAGCAAGGGTACTTGGATACTTAACTTCTGAGGGAGCACACTCGTCAAATAGTGAAATTTTATTCGGCTGCTATAAAGACACAGAAGTTGGGGCCAAAATGCTTGAGCAGTATAAAAAAGATTTTGAACATGTATTTCCTGGAAGGGAATTAAAAATAAAAGAAAGCTCTAAAGACTATGATACAGGCTTCGGTGGGGATTCTACGAGAATGCGATATCTCCTGGCCCACGGAGCAACACTTAGACGATTCCTTGCTTCCGTAGGCTTGGGCTATTATAAATCAAAAGAAAAAGAAATACCTTGGTGCATACTACAAGCCCCACTTGAAACAGTTGGGGAATACCTTAAAGCTCATTTTGATGGTGACGGGTGCATAGGTAAAAATGAGATAATTTTTACAAGCTATTCAGAGAAGTGGAGAAATCAACTTCAAGCAGTGCTTTTGCGATTTGGAATAGTATCTCGCGATAACGGACGTGACCGGGTGACTATAAGAGGCACTAGTTTATCTAAATATATAAATAAAATTGGATTTCTTCACAAAAACGGAGAAATATTAAAAACAAATAGATTTTATACCAAAAGAGAAATAATTCCTTTTCCTGTTATTGAAACAATTAGAGAAAAAACCAAAACAGTATCCAGTAACAAAGGATGGTACGTAACGCGCACAGGTGAGAGAAAGCGAGCTAAAATATCATGGCACCGTTCTGGGGGAGACTGGTATTCGAAACATGTTACCAAGGCCCGTCTACGAAAATGGTGGGAAAGCGCTGAAGAATACTTTGAGGACACAGATCCAGACTTTTCGAATAAAGTAAATTTTCTCCTAAATCACAATATTTTATGGATGCCAGTAAAAAGTATAGAAACATACGGAGAAGTTAATGTTGTGGATATCTCTCTGGAAGGGGGGCCTAAATTATTAGACCACGGATTTACGGCAGGTGGAATAATTGTTCATAATTCTGGTCAAACAGTAACACTCGATTATGACCACGCTCCTATGCTTGCTGAAGCTATAAATAGGTTCCGAGATTATCTGGATAATGCTGTAACGCCTGCCAAGGTAGCGTTCATACGAGCTACTAGTTCAGTGGGTGTATTTAGTGGAAAACCCCTTGGCTTCAGAGCCTTACACAGATTTACTTTTCCTCTTCAAAGCTTTCAGTCGGGAGATATTATTCAAACTTTATCCTCGATAGGTATTTTATAGAGTAAAATCAAGTACTTATAGCTTTAGTTGCTGACACAATTTAGTTTATTTAATATATTAAAGAAATACACTAAAGACCTGTAGAGGTATAATATGTTATCAAGGAAAGAAGAAGTTAGAAAATTATGGTCTCAAGGAATTTCTGTTAAAGAAATCATACAAAACACTGGTACACTTAGGCAAACAATTTGGAGATGGACCAGAGATCTCCCTGAACCTGAAAACAGAGAAAAGTTGACAAGACAAACGCAAAAACAAAAGGAATTATTGGATCCAGAGCAGAGAAAATACTAAAAACTCTGCACAAAATCCCCACCCCAGAACTGGCTAGAAAATGGCCTAAAATTTCTTGAAAGTAGTCTTATTTATGTAAAAGATCCACAAGGATTTAAAACCCCACTTTAAAAGTGCGGTAACCGCAAAAAGGAGAAAATAATGGAATGGCTTGCCAATAATTACGATGTGGTAGGTATGATCTGGGCAGCAGTGGTTGCTGTACTAGAAGTTTTGAAAAGAGTTATTCCGGGAACTAAGGATGATACCGTCATTGTTAAAATCATTGATATCGGCGGAAAACTTCTTACACTCGGAGCTTCTTCTCTTCTGCCTAACCAAGACGGCGTAAAAAAAGAAAATAATTCCGATAATTAAGAAAAAGTGTTAATCGCTACAACAGGGAATAACTTTCTTTAAATTTAAAAAGCCAGTCAGGGGAATCTCTTCTGTCTGGCTTTTTTATTCAGAGGTTCCGTGACAACAAAAAATGCTAAAATAGCGGCCCATTATAATGTAGACTCTAATGTAATTAGAGTTCAACTATTTATTACTGATGAATGCGACCCAAATTTTCATCCAGAAGTTGTCGTAAATGGAAAAGTCCGACTATTTAACGTATTTAACACGCCAGCAGTAGGGCTGCAACAAATTCCATTAGAGCAGGTAGACTTCGACAAAAGCCATGCCAACAAAGATGGTTTTTTTAATATATTTTTTGTAAATCCTGCGGTGAACACTAATCTAGAAGCGAGAGCTACTTTAGAGCTGGAAGGCCAAGGCGAAGTAACGTCAGCAACTATGGTTTTAGCCGACGCAGGGACATTCAGTGATTCCCCACAAAATTCTGTAATAGGGAATGCTGTGAACAGATCTTGGCATCTCGACCCCGAAAAGGAAAGAGACGAGCCTTTCCAAAACATCTCTCCCCATAACCCAATAGAATTAGGGGAAAATCAAACCGTAGTTATCAAGGAAGAGGCATCAAACAGGGCTATCGTGGATATAAAATTTGAAGAGCTTGCAGAAAAAAAATCAGCAGATTTTCTTGACGGCCAGCTAATTTATCTAGGAGGCGGCGGTAGACTATTGCCTCGCCTGGGAGTATTAGTTTTTCAGAATATAGATACGCCTGGGTGGGAATTGGGAGCCTCCACGTTTTCAGAGCAGGGATCAATACAACTACTTCCTAATAACACCTACATAGATACAGAACTTAATAATTCTATATGTAAAAATTTTCCCGCCAAATATACTATGGATTCTCCCGGAATAAAAATAGTAAATAGCTCTTTATTGAAGTTACAGGGTGAAGGTTTTGACGCAAAGGTGTGGGCATTAAAATTAAATGGAGCAAGCCCTCCAGGTATTTCTCCTTTTACAGAAGCAAGTATAGGCTTAGCGTCTCCTGTACCATTCGATGCTACAAAGCCAATTGCTTTGTCTTTACTTGCAGGAATGGAAAAAAATTCCCCAGAATCCGATATCACTAAAGCTAAATTGGTTTTTAATTTCTTTGATTTTGCAGATAGACAACTTCCGTCCATTACTAAAATTCTAAATCCAGATGATTTATTCAACGCTAGACCCTTAAGGCCTTTTAGTATACAATCGCAACCCTCTCAGCACCCTCTGAGTGCAGAAAAATTTACATGGCGTCTAGAAATAGGTTCGATCGAACAAGCGGATTTTATAACTGTTTTAACAGCCTTACCTAGCGTAACCAACACACAGTTTGCAACAAGTCAGGTATTAACGGAACAAATAAGAGTATCAGATAACTTAAGCTATATACCAGAAACCCCTTTCTCTGTAGAAGAAGGAGCTGCTGTATTTAATGTAGCCGTAGGCTTTGATGGGGCTCCTTTTGAAGACAAATATATATTTGACACAAGGGACCCTATAACTTTAAATAAAGGCATTTCGTTTAAAGTAAACGCGAACGGAACTTTAACTCTAAATGTATCTGATGAAACTACTACAGCTACGGCAACTACAAGCACTCCGACCAATTGGGTATCTGGAAAAATACACGAAATTGTAGCAGAATGGAGAACGTCTGCCCCCTTGCTTAGAATTTCAGTAGATGGAGAAATTTTACTAGAGGACACTACAACCACACTTCCTGTAGGCTTGACAACCTTATCGGCTTCTAGTATACAACTAGGAGCAAGTGCCCAAGTACAGAATCACATTGATTCAGAATTTATAAGAACAGTTTTTCTAAAGAGACCACGATGAATTTAACAATTGCAAATAATGCAATGGTTCAAGCCTTTGCCAGAATGGTAGAAAAATACGGGGGAAAGGTGTATCTAGTCGGTGGAATAGTACGCGATGAATTACTAGGCCTACCGCAAAAAGATTTTGATTTTGAAGTTTTTGGTCTTCAGCCGGATAAATTAAAAGAAATTTTAACTAATTTCGGAAATGTTAAGGAAGTAGGACAGCAATTTGGAGTTTTACATATAAATGAGTTGGATTGGGATATAGCTCTCCCTAGGAGGGAAAAGAAAAAAGGAGAGGGACATAAAGGTTTTGATGTAGTACCCGACCCTAACATGACACTAGAAGAGGCGGCAAGAAGAAGAGATTTAACCATAAATGCTATGAGTAAAGACCCCCTGACTGGGGAAATAATAGACCCGTTAGGAGGAATGTCTGATTTAAGAAACGGAATCCTAAGAGCAGCGGATCCAAATACTTTCGGAGAAGACCCTTTGCGCGCCTTGCGAGCAGCCCAATTTGCTGCCCGTTTCGATTTTGAGGTAGAGCCTAAAACTTTAGAATTAATAGCTGCCCAACCACTTGAACAATTACCAGGAGAAAGAATATTTCCTGAATTTTCTAAAATGCTTTTAAAGGGTAAAAAACCGTCAAAAGGTTTAGAAGTTCTTAGACAGTCTAATCTTTTAAGATATTTTCCCGAAATAGAAAAACTACAGGGGGTTCCGCAAGACCCTGACCACCATCCTGAAGGTGACGTGTACGTTCACACTTTAATGGTAATTGATGAAGCGGCAAAACAAAGAACAGGAGATCCTGAATTTGACATGCCGCTAATGTTCGGTGCATTATCTCATGATTTTGGAAAACCGGAAAATACACAAGTAGAAGAAGGCGGAAAGATTAGAGCACTCGGGCACGAAGAAGGCGGTTATGAGCCCACTGTAACTTTTATGAAAAGAATGAAAGCGCCAAATGACCTAACGAAACAAGTTGCCACATTAGTAGCCACGCACTTACGCCCCCAACTTATGCCAGAGAGAGCGGGCCGAAAAGGCTATAGAAGATTAAATAGGGTTTTAGATGCTGCAAAAGTAAGTCCGGAGCTATTGGCTGCCGTCTCAAAAGCAGATACTTTGGGAAGAACTACAGAAAAAGCTGTAAGGCGAGATACTAGTAGAGCTGATAAATTCCTAGAAGAATATAAAGAGTATGTAACAAATTTTATAGAACCTGGACAAAGCAAGCTTACGGATGCTGTTACAGGAAAAGATTTGATTGCGCGCGGTATGAAACCTGGGCCGCAGATGGGTAAATTTTTAGAGTTAACTCGTGCTATTGAAGACGAAACAGGGATAAAAGATGCGGATAAAATTATAGAATTAGCAACTCGTTTTCTAGAGAGTAGAAAAGATATGACAAACGAAGATAAAAATAAATGTGGTGATAGCCATATTAGACCCGGAGAGACCTGCTATGACGGAAACTATCGAGACGCCCGAAAAAAGGGTATCACAAAGAGTAGTCAGGGTCCCAGTGAATTTCGTACACACCCTGACGAAGATCAAAGTGACCATATCCTGTGGAGAAGCCACTTTGACTGGGCATGGAAAGACCCAGAAGGAGAAAAAGCACACCATCCAGGTCTCGGACCAGCACGTCCGCTTACTCACCATGCTAAAGTCGAGGCCGAACCTCAAAGACAGCACGAAAGATCTTTAAAATTTCAACCTAGGTGGTTTAATTCGGGAACAAAGTGGTCTGAGCGACCATCTCGGGGAAGAGGTAGCAGAGATGGATTTAGTGGATCTCTTCCATTTGTACCTCCGGAGCAGGAACATTCTGGGCCTCCCCCTATACCCAAAGATCACCCCCAATGGCAATCGGTTACGCCAGAAGACGGTATCCCTGGAGACTATGATTTGCATGGTTTGAAAAAAGAAAGTACATCTTCTGTGGATTTATTTACGTGGGATGAGCCTGTTGTTTCGGCAGATATTGGCCCAGAACATCGGGACGAATTTCCCGGAGCAGACCAATTACCTGCTACACACTACCCTGCGGATAAGGGTGCAGGCTTTTTAGCAGTGGAGCTACCTATACCCCAAGTATTAGATGTTCATGGGAAAGATCCTCATCTATCCCCCATGAAAGCTGAAGAATCCAGAGAGTCAAGCTCACCTGGAAAATTTACAAGATATCCAGGAGGTGGGGGCCTAGACAGGGCACCTATGGTAAGACCCCAAGGGGAGCCTAAACCTACTGGATTTTTGCCTGTAGTTAATTACCCAGAACCGGGAAGAAATATGTTTAAATCAAATTTGGATTCTCACGTAGACCAGCATGAGTTAAAATTGGCTCTTGATGAATTCAAAGAAGATAAAGACACTGCTGTAGAAAATTTAAGAAAAGATCCTAAATTTTACAGTAAAAAACCAAGACATAATTTGGACTCCATACCAAATAAAGCCAAGAACCCAAAAATAGCCCCAGAACTTGAATCTATAGAAGGTTCTCCAGATTTTGGCAGAGGAGGTCAAGACCCTAATCCAGAAGTGCCTATGACAAGGAACAAAACAGGAAAGGGGAGTCCTAATGGTGATGATAAAAGCAGAGAACACTGGGATATGGACCGGACAGGTAAAAAACCAGGATTCATGTCTATAAAACCACCTAAAGAAAATATCTATAAAGCTAGCGCTTCTCGAACTATGGAAGACTATAGAAGAATCGGTACTATATTTCCCCATGACCACAACCCAGATTGGGGTCAATCCGGAAAACCCGCCGTAGGGCCTAACACTAAGCACAGAAATGAAAGAAAAGTAGCGCCAGATCCTATAAAGGGTGATGACGGTATTTTACAGAAACAAAACCAACAATTAATACCTAATCAAAAATTAGCTATAGCTGTAAATCCTAATGGGGCTCCAGGAGAAAAAATAGTAATGATGTCCCCACTTTTCACAGAAGTTTCCCCGGCCATACAAGCGCTCAGAAGCCAACGCTTTGAGGATTACGGGGCGGTTGTAGTGGACGGTCCTCCAGATTGGCTTTTGAGCATCGGGCCCAAATTAGAGGCCCTTGATAAAGGATCTGAAAAGGGTAATTCTGTTGATTTGTGGCAACAAGTTATGGATATGGTGGGCCGTTCTGGTCTTACCATAGAATACACACAAGAACCTAGATAAGATGCGACTTTTTCTGAACAAAGTCTTGTCTATATTTTTGCGAAAAAAAGAAGATATCTTAATTGAAAAAATAAAGGACATCGAAATGGAAAAGTTTGACAAAGTTATGAAATTTGTTTTACAGTGGGAAGGAGGTCTAGTAGATCACGAAGCGGATCCTGGAGGTCTTACTAATTTTGGTATTGCTCAAAGATCCCATCCTGATGTAGATATAAGAAATTTAACAGAAGAAGGGGCCAAAAAAATCTATAAAAAGGAGTACTGGGATAAAATCAAGGGGGATCAGTTGCCAGCTACCATAGCCCTAGCAGTTATGGACTACGCAGTAAATTCTGGTTTGAGTGTGTCCTCCAGGGCGCTACAAAGAGAAGTGGGGGCAAAAGCAGACGGCCTCATAGGACCAGCTACTTTGAGTAAAGTGCGTGAACAAAAAGATAATCTAAAAATAGCACAAAATATAGTTCTTAGAAGAGTTGATTTATTAGCAAATCTAGTTGTAAGGAAACCTAAAATGTCAGTTTTCCTAAAAGGCTGGATGCGAAGAACTCATTCCTGTTTAATAGAGATAAACTCTATAATTTAAATCCCCGCGTTGCCGTCATAACTAGCTCTAAATGTGATAATCGTTAAAGGTGCTACTGAGCTAAGTTGTAGTGTAAATACATTATTATCTTCTAAGTTATTTACGAAACAAAAACTACTTTCTGTGTTTTCATCAAATTCACAAACTATATCAACTTCTTCTGCAAAATCAACAAAGCCCCTTAAATTATATGTAGAGAGATCAGAAAACGATTCCAGTACAAAAGAATCGCTGTCTACTACATTGAAGTTTATTGACGTTATCTCACTATCAGTTAACTCTAGGGCTGGGAATACGTGATTTACGCCTCTCCAACATTTTTCATGTGAGATGATACACCAAGGTTTAACTTTAGCTATATCAATAGTACCAAATCTTGGTTTATCGTAATCGGCACTATTACTTCCATCAGCCGGTCCTCTGGGTACTATAAAACCAAAAAGAAGGGTTTTTACACTTGGAAATAAAATATCCTGATCGCCTTGGGGAACTGATAATTCTTTATAGACAGATGCATGGTAACTTGGGACACAGGTTTTTGCTGTTATAATATCTAAAAATGGTGAACAGTTTCCAGCAGCTATAGCAGACTCCACAGAACTTTGTAATGTTAGATCCGCTGAAAATTTATCAACTCTAGGAGTTTTTTCGTTTGTGTCTTCCCAACTTATTTGACTATTACTTGGTCTTACAAAAGTTAAATGGGTTTTAAGAGGCCTGTCGTGTACCAGTAAGAAATTTTCTCTATTATTACTTACGATAGAGTCCACACTAAACATTGTAGATACATCGGTAGCTACTATTTTTGGTGTCGGGTTCTCTAATTTTTTGACCCACCCATTTTCCGTCAGGACCTCCCACTCATTCGGGTTCATTACGTTTTCTTTAAGAGTTCGGGAAACTATCATATCGAATACTCCCCCTCCCGGCCTCTCCTGGGTTCCGTACACATATACCCAACCATACCGTTCCATAAAATCAACGCCCCAGGCGGTCGTAGCAACAGGTTCAACAATCACCGATTGAAATTGCCAATTTTTTATATCATCATTTGGATTTAATATTTTTACAATTACATTTCTTAAAGAAGCTAATCCATTGGTGCAGGTAGTTGAAGAGTCTGTACTTCCGTCTATATTGGACAGTACGCAAAAGGGCCGACAATCATATATACTATTCTGGGGGTTGCAGAAAACAGTCTCTTTTAGCATTAGTACTACTTGTGGGTTATGTTCACAATCTATGCAAGCTAATCCATGCGGCCAGAATACCGGAGAAGTATTTGGAGTAATATCTGGAATATTTAGTATAGCTTCGTTAAAAAAACTGGAGGAACCGCCATCTTGGGAAAATAGAGAAGGTAAGCCGGAAGTAATATCTCGTACAGCGTTAGTTTCAAGAAATCTCGCAAAAAATCTAATATTACTGGAATTAATAGGTGAACTTTCCTGTATAGCTAAAATAGTGCCAAAAACACCATCCCTACTACGGGGGTTTTGTATTATAACTTGATTAGACGATACGTCTATTTTAGTGACCTTGGAGTCTCCGAATGCCCATAAAAATTTACCGTTAGGGAGTTTCGTAAACCGAGCAGCATCTCCAGAAACCCAACCCCGAGAATCCGCCACAAAAGAGTTTCTATTAAAAACCTGATTCCATTCTTCAGCAGGGTTGCACTTAAAGCCAGAACATGACATGAGTACAATTGTAAAGAAGGTTAGTTTTAGTATATTTTTAAACATTTATATATTCCTATGTTGCTTTAATTTTATTTAAAATATCAGACGTGTGAAGACTAATTCCGCTACTTATGACTACGGTAAAATCGACCAGCTCGTTACCTACAATATCATTAACCTTGTAATCCCCACCCTTTACCAATATATTTGGGGTTAGCTTTTTTATCAAATTGTAAGGAGTATCTTCTTCAAATATTATTACTTCATCTACACTCTTCAGAGCGGATAGCATTTCTGCTCTAAACCTATCTGGATTTATAGGCGCTCTCTTTTTACAGCGTAAAAAGCTCGCGTCAGAATTTAAACCCACAATCAAATAATCTCCCAATTTCTTGGCCATGTCTAAATAGCGCACATGGCCTACATGCAGCAAATCAAAACAGCCGTTTGTAAAAACTATAGTCATATTACGTTTAGGGGCATAAATCCCTAAACTCCTCTAAATTAGTTTGCCTAGCGGCCACCCACCGCCCACTTTGTAAGACAGTTCCACCACTGTCTCGCAGTACACAACGAGCCTCTACAGGGCTTCCTGTAACTTTTTCCGAAAGTAAGGCACAAAACCCACCCTCTCCGGAAAAAAAGCTTCTTTGCTCCCCGCTTGCACTAATCCAACGATACTCTATCTCTGCCGGGCATTCAGAAACAGGTTGATATAAATTTAAGCTTATAGGAGCAGGAGACTCCGGAGGAACAGACCCTCCGGAGCACCCTACTAGGAAAACCAGAAATATTATTAAATTTCTCATCAAATAGACCCTAAGGCAAAATAACCGGCTGGGCTGGGGCTACATCCGCTGGGAATATAGCTGTTATCGAAGCTGTTTCTGAGGTAAGCTCATCCATTACACAAACAGCAGAAGCAGTGCCAACACCATCGCGAGGGGTATTAAATGTAAAAAATTCCCCAGGGCCACCAACAACTTCTTCAGTCCCAATAACATTTCCAGCATTGTCTACAAACGTAACCGTACAGGTTAGTACTTTTGATTCTGAAAGGGGGTCGCCATTTCCATCTGTAGCTGAAGTACAGATAGCTCCGTTACCGTCAGAAAAATCAATAGTACCAGCTTGCGTAACATCTACACACTCGGGGTCCACAGCAAATGCTGGGAAAGTTAAAATAAAAAACAAACCAAACAAAACAAAAAACTTGACCTTCATTTATTTATCTCCATAAAATTATGTTGCAGATTTTCTACAACGTAGCTTCTTTAGTGTAGTTGTTCCACTTATGTCATGTATAACCCAAACATTAGGTTATATAACCCAATGTTTGGGTTATTAATTAAAACAATTTATTATCAACCCTTAACACACAAAATCTGTTTTAGTACATGTTTTACATCAACCAAAGAAGATTGTGCTGCCATTACTTTATCTATGTCCTTATAGGCTCCAGGAGTCTCATCCAAAACACTTTCGTCTTTTCGACACTCCACTCCAGATGTGGCTTTAACATGATCGTCTAAAGTAAAAACTTGTTTTGCTAATGACCTGCTCATAGTGCGCCCTGCTCCGTGGCTACAGGAATCAAAGCTCTCAGGATTTCCTTTTCCTTCTACAATGAAGGACTTTGCCCCCATGGAGCCCGGGATTATGCCAAGCATACCTTTTCTAGCACAAACAGCTCCTTTTCTTGTAACCCATACATTTTCTTTAAAGTGATTTTCTCTCTGTACAAAATTATGGTGACAATTTATTGCAATATCTTGGGCCATAAGTTTTTCTTTAGGTATTCCTTCTACTTTCTTTAAAGCAGAAAATACACTAGAAACCATAAGTTCCCTATTATATTTGGCAAACTCTCCGGCCCAATCTATGGCTTCAATATAGTCTTCAAAATACTTTGTTCCCTCAGGGAAGTAAGCAAGGTCTTTATCTGGTAAATTTATAAAATAGGTTCTCATATCCTCTTTTGCTAGCTCTATAAAGTATTGTCCTATAAGGTTACCAGGACCCCTACTTCCAGAATGTAGCATAAGCCAGACACGATCATTCTCATCTAAGCAGATCTCAATAAAGTGATTACCACTCCCCAAAGTTCCAAGCTGGAAAGGTGCTTTTTTGTGAAAAATCTTGCCATGCTTTTCGTTAATTTCTTTATATTTACCTTCTAATTTATGTGCCCACACTTCACGATTTATTTCTGGAAGATCTTCTGAAAAGAAACCGCCCTTATCGTGAGATGCCCCCTTAACCGCCCCGTGAGGTACAGCCTCTTCGATCGCAGTTCGCCAGGATCTAAGACTATCCGGAAGGTCTTTGGAAGACATACTTGTGCGAACAGCCACCATGCCGCACGATAAATCCACCCCAACAGCAGCAGGAATAATGGCTCCTTTAGTAGGTATAACAGACCCAACAGTTGCACCTTTACCTAGGTGAAGGTCCGGCAGGGCTGCTACGTGTTTGTGTATAAAAGGCAATGAAGCTATATTTTTAAGCTGTTCAACAGCCGCACCCTCTACAGGTACACCTCTTGTCCAGGCCTTAATAGGGACATTACTGCTTTTATATACATCATAATCACTCATCTAATCCGATTCCTCGTTATCATCAATATTAGGATAAATTCCCATAATCTTTTCAACTTCGCAACTTAGATTCTGAGCAACCGCAACAATATCCATATTTTCCCACGGGAGTTTATACAGATCATTCTCAGCCAGCATAGCCTTTTCCCCTTTAGGGGCCTCTTCATACCACTTATCTTCCCCAGAAGCTAAGCAGCAGGCTCTGATAAAGCAATCGTGCAGGTCTCTGAAAGTTATGTCCTTTATTTCTGTTTTACCTCTTTTTCCGTGATTCGTATGATTCTGTCCATCATATGGCCTATCTCTCAATAGACCTTTTTGACAGCTTTCAGGGAACAATACTTCAAAAAGCTCCCAAAAATCTTCAACCTCTTCTTCAATACCGTATTGATTCTTAACTTTAAACATATAGCTAAACCTCTACCCTAAAAATGGGGTCGTAGTCAGGATTTTCAGGATCTTCTCCGTATCCACGAGGATTCATCCGAACTTTGCACCCGTTTATTTCGTAACTCATGGTCGAATGTGTGTGTCCGTGAAACCAATAAGAGATATTATACTCGTGCATCAAGTATTCTAGATCAGAATAGTAAGCTACATTTAGCTGTTCCGCTTTATTTCCACGGTACATATAATGAGCACTCTGATAACTTGGTCCATGGTGCGTTACAACAACAGTAGGACCATCAAAAGGAGTATTCAAAGTGTTTTTCAAATACTTTACAGACTCTTCATGTTTATCAATTGTATCATACACAGACAACCTAGAACCTGCCTTTTTGATGGCTCTATAATCGTTCATACTTTTTCTAACCAACATTATAGACAGAGGATCTCTTTTTTTAACATCTGTCCACAAAGTGGAACCAACAAAACGAACTCCATTATGGATAAAATAGTCATCGTCCAGTAGAGTAACGTTTGCAATATCATTTATTTTATAACGAATATCTTCAGCTACAGTATTAAAATCAAAACCGTAAAACTCATGATTTCCTAGAACGTAAAAAACATGAGCAAAACGAGACGACATGAAAGGTAAAAATTCGTCAGTGGCTGAAGTTCCTGTATGTATATCTCCAGCCAGAATTAGTACTGTTTCAGGATCTTCCGGAAGAGGCGGAAGTATAAAATTATAGTCATCCATCCCAAACTCTAGATGAATATCGCTCGCGAGTCTAATTAACATGTTTTTACCTATATATGGCCCGGGTAGGGAATTTAGAAGGTTCGTTACTTGCTCTATCTCTTAAGTTATTATTATCTGGCAGGGGCAGTAGGATTCGAACCCACGACACGCGGTTTTGGAGACCGCTGCTCTGGCCAGACTGAGCTATACCCCTAGACATTAGGCGTGAGAATCTCAAGGGCCGCCGCTATACCAACGAACATTCCTATACTTCCAAATAGAATAATAAGATCGTTGTCGGGACCGAGTAACAGTATTCCAAGTTGGGCTCCTCCGATCCAGAAACCACATAGGGTAAGAAGAGCCAGAAGAGCACGTAGTATTAACAACATAAAACCTCTTTTTAGATTATTGAATCCTGTGGCGGAAATATAAAATTGTAATCATCCATTCCAAACTCTGGATGAATATCGCTAGCGACTCGGATTAACATATTTGCTCCTTCTCATTTATGTCTATTCGGCTAGTACGCAACCAAACTTTAGTCTAGCTTCTAAATGGCGGAAAGTAGAGGTAACGCTCCCCGAGATTTTAAATCTCCCCGGATGTTCGAAACCCGTTTGCGCCTTGCGCGGTACTTTCCCGTGTAAAGTGGCGGAAGATAGAGGATTCGAACCTCTGTGGGTTTTACCCCGCATCGCTTTCCAAGCGAGCCCGTTTGGCCTCTCCGGCAATCTTCCTTTACTTTGGGTGGGAAGCTGGGACTCGAACCCAGGACCTGTTGATTCAAAGTCAACCGCTCTAACCAACTGAGCTACTCCCCAAAAAACTGGCAGAGGGTAGAGGTAACGATCCCCCACAACTCTCGCTGTGCCCTGGGGTTCAAACCCAGTTTGTGCCCTGCACGGTACCCTCTATTTCTCCTGTCGTGGCGGAAGGTAGAGGTAACGATCCCCCACAGTTTTACCTGTGCCCTGGTGTTCGAAACCAGTTTGTACCCTGTACGGTACCTTCCGTGTATATGGCGGAGGAGGTGGGTAACGATCCCACTCGGGATTTTAATCCCGGCCTACGTTTAGCAAACGTGCGCGATTCCTATCTGCCACTCCTCCTAAAATTTGGTGAACAGGGTGGGACTCGAACCCACAACGGGATTTCTCCTCCGGGTTAAAAGCCCGGCGCATTCAGCCATTTTGCTACCTGTCCAAACTGGTTCGGGCGGGGAGATTCGAACTCCCGATGGATGCTCCCAAAGCACCAGTGTTACCCCTACACTACGCCCAATCATTATGGTTGCCGGACTGGGATTCGAACCCAGAACCCCTGGTTTCAGAGACCAGTGCTCTACCGATTGAGCTATCCAGCAACATGCTTAAAAGTTTATCTTATAATACTCTAACTCCTACAAACATCCTAAACTAGTGGTGAGCCCCCTGGGAATCGAACCCAGAACCTACGGTTTAAGAGACCGTCGCTCTAACCTATTGAGCTAGGGGCCCGCTAATTTACTTTCCATACCCCAGTTCGAGGAATATTCTTAAACTCCGATATATTAGACTCCAGTAATGCCGCAATTTTACGCATTTCCTCTTCAAAACTAGATACCATAGCTTCATAGTCTACTATTAATACATTATCGTATTGGCAACTCTCCCACGAGGCTACGTGCATGGCATGATACTCTCTCGGAGAAAGAGATTCCTTACTAAGTGAACGATCTGTCTTAACGGCTGCCTTGTGGCGCTTATAGTAAGAACCCAATTCCAACAACGAAGGATCAAATTCACGAAATTGCTCGCGCCAAGGAATATCCTTGAACTCTTCAAAAGTCTCTGCCCCCGCCCCGAAACGTTCCTTCATAGCCCATATAGATTTAGCCACATCTTCAAAGTCTCTACGGATATAGAGTGCTTTTCGTCCGTCTGTCAAAAATCGTCCCGGTAAGGCGTGATGCCTATCGTTACGCATTATAACAGAAAAGTTAGCACTTACTACATGTCGCAAGTAATGAGTTCCACTTCTAAAATGTCCGTGTATGCTTACATGCATAAAAATCCTTTATCTACAGTTTGTTTCTATAAGGGGCTAACCTTGCGGCAACTTACGTCCAGAATTTCTGTTCTGGAACCCCTATCATGGTCCGGGTGGGGAATATCGAAATCCCGACCTCACGCTCCCAAAGCGCGCGCTCTGCCTCTGAGCTACACCCGGATGTATGGAGAAGGGCTATAAGCGGGATTCTGTTATAGACAATCATTTATCTTGACTTGCTGTTACCAACAAGTTCTTTGCTCGGCACCCGAGGACTCCTTGGCACATATCATTGCCCTCTGCTTCCGATTGCTGCACCTGCGCTGTCGCCCGTTTCACCCATACAAATTAGGCCGCTGTTTCTGCCGCTGTTTAATCCCCCCTCGCTCCTGGAGAACCTAATTTTTATGACTCGTCTCTGTTGCCGTCACTTACCTCACGGTAGGGGGCCGTTAACCCC